CGGCATTCTTTCATTCTACGAATACTACTTAGTACTCCGTATAAGTCATCTTCCGAAGACTGACTGAAAGATAACCATATGATTAGCACTAAACGTGCTATATTCATTCTCATGAACTCAAGTATTCGTATAACTTTCTTTTAAAGTCTGCCTTAGATTTACTCATCAATGCGAGTTTGTCGAGGTCGTAATACATGTCTATGTTGGGGATGGGATCGTAGGATCCTTTGACCTTATAGTTCTTTAGATTCTCTGCCAGTGCAAGAATACGTCCTTCCTCACCCTCAAAGGGGTTCTCTTGACCAAATGCAAGATCATAACCAAGAGCACTCATTCTGACCACCAATACGGTTCTTCACGAGTAGACCACTTTGCGAAGTACTTCTTCTCTTCACGATAGTAGTTACGGTAACCATCTTGTACGTCATCACGTTTGCAATGGTCTGGCATACACTGTGGTATCTCAGTCGCACGTAAGGTTTGGTCGATACTCTTAGGTGCGAACCATAGGTATCCATTTAGTTTGTCATAGGTAGCATGAACACGTCCGTAACGGTACTCGTACTCTTTTGCGGTTGCAACAAAGTGCTTGTACATCCAACGGTAGTTCTTATCGTTCTCACGTACCCATATGTTTGATGGGTGATTGACGTGCGATGCCTTGTACAGATCTCTCTGCTGTGCATCACCTTTCAGTTTCCAACGTTTGATCTTGGCACCCGACTTAGTCTTGTCGTACCACAACTCACCGTCTAATACACGATGGGCAGTAGACAACAACTGTCCGTATTCGGTAACCATTTTAACCACATGTTTATCACACATCATCTGTGCAGATACAACAGGGTCTTTATCTAATGCGAATATGTTCATCACTATCTCCATAATATTGCTTGGGGTTCTTCTTATCTTCTTTCTTACGATCAATGAAGACCTTGCCCTTGTTAAAGGTACGCAAGTGTTTTGCGACAGGATTACTCGTCTTGGTTTTCTTCATCGTCATTCAAACCTTTTATCTCAAACCACACAGTCATAAGTATAACACCTATGAATAGCATTGTCAAGTCTATGAATAAATTATTCGTCATCATCGGCAGTTGCTCTTTTCTTTCCATAGTAAGTCTTACGCCAGATTCTATAGGCACTCTTTTCTTTACATACATAGACCTCTTTGAGTCCACCGTTGAAACCTATCTGAACCTTAGAGTCCATAGTGATGACCTTATCATCCAACATGATGTTAAGGATCAAGTCGTACTTGAGTCCCTCATCAGAGGACATTAGATCACTTACTAGGTATTTCTTCTTAGATCGATTGACTTCCTTCTCAACCATTGGGGTTTCACCTAAACTACACTCGGTCTTTAGGTTAGCAAGATCTAAACCATTCCATAGTGTGAATGAACCAGTGATACCAGTAGTTGCTTGTGCTGTGTATTTATTAAACATAATATATTTTCCTTTATCGTTTCAATTACAAGTGTAATTATACACGAAGGTGTGTATATAGTCAAGCGTTATTTTCAAATATTTTAATTTTCTTTAGAACTTTTTGGAATAACTGTGAGTAATATCCATGCATTTTCATTGGTTCTGCTGTATAGACACATGCATACAATCCACGTGGAGCATTACTTTGGTTCTCGTGTGACGCATGAATCGTTGATCCATTGATGGCAACCACATCTCCTGCCTTGGGCAATACGGTTTCCCATTCACCTGTATCTTGACTCTTGATAAACAATGCACCGTTATCTCTGGTGAAGTCATCTATAGCAATACTTAGATTCACTGTGTGTATATGATTACTCTTGTTTTGAAAAGAATACTGGTTATCATAATGGGGGACGAAGTCCATCTTATCGTACGGTAACTTGTATACCATCTGATCATTAAACAAATGCGGTGTACCCAGTATCTGTGTCGCAAGGTCTTTCATTATAACAGATGTATAGATCTCTGTCAAGGGTTCTGAGAACTTACCTGCACACGGAACACCTTTCCATGTACTGTGCTTGTCCCATTCGATTCTCATATTATAACCCCAATCGGTCATAATGTCAAGGTCTTTTTTTGAAAATACGTTTGGTATAATTGCCCAACCTTTTAGTTGGTAGTGTTCTATCATAGTCCGATAAGACCCCATCCATGATTAGCAATAGCATTCAGTATAATAAAGATACATGTTGCCATGTGAGTGAACCACCATACCGTTCGTATGACTGCAATACTGTCTGCTTGTTGATCTGTTTCTCCTACCTTCTCACCTAGACTCTTTGCCCAAAGTCTCCACAACTTGTTCATATCCAATCCTTAACAATATTTACTATAATTATCCAAGCACATAGTAGATTGGTAAGCACGATAACCGATCTAATTATTGAGATTCTATTCTCATTAACTGGGTCGTACCCGTCTTCCTCATCGAAAGATCCGAGTGCGTGTTTCCAGATCTTCCACCATTTATCCACGCAACACCATCCGTTGACCGAGGTGATTCTCAAGTGCCATACGCAAATAAAAGATATTAGGATCATCTTTGTACATCTGTTCAAAGTCTTCTCGTATCTGGGCATTCTCTGACATAGGTCTATAGTCACAGAACTCTTTAATTGTTGATTTTATTTCGTTAGTTGGATTCATCTTTTTTCTCCAGTTAATACCCTAATATATATAAATAGAATAAGAAGAAACAAACCATACAGGTATAAATATGAGTGAAGAACTATTTGATTTTGGGTTCACTATTGTTGATGCAGATGAACTGGATGTTGTGCAAGAAGCACAAACTAAGGTAGTAGAAGCATCATCAAGTGTAGACTCAACAACAGAACGATTAGATAAGTTATACAATGCGATACAACCATTGTTAAACAATCTTAAACAGAATCCAGAAAAGGATTACATATTGTGGCCCAAACGACTTGATAAGATCGAGCAGTTCGAGACCCACATACAAAACATTTACAAGGGATAACCATGATCTATAGAGCAGTCAATGAATTAGTTGCGAATGGTCTACGAAGAGGCAAGACCTCTCAAAGTAGATACATTCATAACGAAACCAAGAAGGGTCAGTGGGGTAAGTTAAACTACCTACTTGGTGCAGAGCAACGTAAAAATGATATTGACGTTCAATGGGAAGACGGGCATTCTCACGCAGTAAGTGAAGTGTTTAATTACGTGCCCATGTTACTGAACTATATCACTCTCCGTGGATACCGAAAGATCCTATTCGTAGGACACTTTAACACAGCACAGAAGAACTGGTCTTTCCCACGTGGATCTGATAGGGATTTGTTTGCTACTCCATCATATAAGTCTATTTCAGAAACAATGACTGATCCTAATATATGGGTTCAGTTCTTACCTATAGTGTTTATGGCATATAAGTATTGGAAACCAGACGGATACTTTACTCAGATGCATACTGCCGTACCACCAGAGTCACGTCATCGTGGTATAATGAATGCTGTTTATAAAAGATATGGTATGGATCTTGTTCCAATGGGTGGACAATACAAACACGGTGATGAGAGTGTTAGTATAGAGACACCACCCGACACTAACTATGATTGTGTTATATTTGCAGGTGTTCCCAAGAAAACCGAAGATACCGAAGTAACACATCACCACATTAGAAGTGCATTCGCACCATACTGTGAGAATGGATTTGATATAATTGATTTGAACTACCAGAGTCATGATGCCACTAAACATATTGGTGGAGCAGTACACGAGAACCAAGAATGGTTAAACGAAGTGTTTGCTATGCGTAGTGTTTGGGATGATCACTTCAGAGGTTTATCCGAAGAAGATAAGGCAATTGAATATGCCATACTGGATAATATGATTAGTACTTACAGCACTCGTAAGTTCAATTAATCCCAGTCTACGTTCTTAGGTACATAACCCTTAATTTTACGTCTGATATCTTTATCTAACTGATCGACAGAAGTAGGTGCTTTGCCCTGCTTCTTGACGTAGAAGTAATTCGCATCTTTAACATACGAACCACCCTTACCAGATGTTGCAAGGTTAGCATCAACACCAACCTTGTTGAATGCGAATACGATATCCCCATCCATATACTTCTTGAGTTTATTACCCATGTTGATAATATCACCCATGGTATTAGCGGCACCACGGTGTGTGTTGATTAGGATCTCTGAAGGAACTCTACGTGCACGTTTAGCATTCTGTGCTTTTGCAACTTCGATGTCGTTCACTACCCATACGATATGGATGTTCTTCTTGTCGTAACCTAACTTAGATGCATCATTGGCAACCTTCTCAAGTTTACCTAACTCTTTAAAGGTCATATCAAAGATGATGTTTGGTTTACGATCAGCAGGTGACGTGAGAACAGAACGGTAGAACATACGTTCCTTACCTTTATCTGCTCCAAGAAAGTTTGCAATAATGTCGTGTAATTTAGATACGTTATCTGGATTCTTTAGATCTTTACCAAGTGCTTCGATATCAACACCAAGTTCTTTCTGTACTCTCTTTTTAATAGCAGGTGTCTTAGATGCAAGTCTCTTCAACTCGTCAACGTCAAACACCTTTCCTTCCACACCAACCAACTTGTTAAGAACAAAACCTTTACCAGATCCTGCACCACCTGCCATTACGACAATGTTACCGAACTTAGGATATGCTTTACCACCGAACGTGATGAGTTTCTCCATCAAGTCTTCGGCAGTATTCTGCATTAGTTCTTGTTCTGTTATAAAATGGTTGAACTTCTTCATTGAGAGTGAGTCTCTGTTGTTAGTTTGATACTCTTATTTATACAAATAGAGCAATCAAGATTAAGACTAATGCAGTATAAATTACCCTTGGGTAAACCATATGCGTACTCTTAATATCTTTACAGGTCAACAGCACTTCCTCGTAAAACCATGTAAGGACATCTATTGCTGAGTCTCTTACATCTTCCCATGTGATTGATTTGATTTTATCTAATATTTTCATTACTTCTCCACTTTAATAGTTACGTTATTGCCGATAGGAAATTTGATCCTATCATGACTATGATACAGGAAAAACTCCGTCTTGTCAAATTCTGCGAACAATCCAGTCCAAACGGGTCTCCAATTGTTTGCGAGACGAAAGGTGTTTTCATTACTACGATCTGATTCAAGTAGTAGGTCTGTATAACTTCTTAAAGTGGTATCGAACATAGAGTCGAAACCATATATGTGTACTTCAGTCGCACCCTTCACACGACATGCATAATCAACTGCCATATGACCACAACTATAGTTAGTTGCCGCTTGATTGGCATTTTGCCCTTGCAGTTGTGCATACTCTGGTACGTGCGTATGCATTGCTTTAATCTTCTGTGCATACTTCATGTAGAATGCAGGGTTCATTTCCATCCAGTGTCTTGGACGTGTACCAAGGATCCAGTCATACATATCCAACTGGATCTTACCCTCTGCTAATGCACCCATCATTTTATAGTCTACCATACAGGTAGCAAATACTTCGGTGTTGGGTATCTCATAGGGGGGCATGTTACATATTAATAACTTACCTTCAGTTCCTCTTTTAAATTGATACGCATGGTCACCATTGCCGAGCACGTTCCATCTCATAATCTAATTCCTTAATACTATAGATATGGGTTTACTTTTGGATCAGTAGGATCCACATTTAATCGTTCACTTAAAACAACTCTGTTACTTAGGTGTTCTGCTTCTACGTCATTTTTAGACTGACCATGGTATGCCACTGCCAGACCATCACGAATCATGATGTCATTCACAGTCATCTGTGTATCAGTGACACCATCATATACTAAGAATTGTCCGAGGATCCGTCCATACTTTCCCGACTTGTCCTTGTGAGTTCTGAGTACGCACTCTTCTCCGAGTTTGTCCGATAGGAACTTCCCTGCCATTTTCCCGAAATACTTTTCAATAGGATCTTTCGTCCTCGATTCGGGAGTATCAATACCGTATAGGCGAATGCGCTGGTTAGCATAGACAATACCGAAACCACAATCAATATCGACATCCACAGTATCACCGTCAACAACTCTGCGGACTTTACAATTATATTCATACATTAGTTACCTTCCTTTTCTTCTACTATCGGTTCTGGAACTTCATCCTCGTTCATTGTACGATAGTATACAACGACTTCCTTTAATTGATTTATATATCGTTTGATCTCTTGCATGTTGTAGGACATCAATTCATAGTCTCCTACAGACATTGCAACAAACACTAAGTCACCTGCGTGACGTTTTCTAATGTCTGTCTGAAATGTATCGACATTCTTTTCTGACACAACATACCACTGCGGTACCTTTAGATCTATTTGCCTTGGTAGTTCTGGGTGAATGATGGGGATCTTAACCTCAACAGTTTTAATCTCTACAGGGATTGGAGCAGGTGGTTCACCAAAACTCATACCCAAAGTAGAGCAACCACTAATCGTCAATAGTGTCAATGATAGCAGTATCGTCTTCGATGCTCTTAAATACATTTGCAGTCCCCTTGTTAATTCTTGTTTCTATTAGACCAGGCTTTGCACTTGCAAGTCGTGCCAGATCGTGACGTGCAAAGATGCTGAGATACCTTTTGTTCTCATTCTCTATCTCTGCGTTCCTCGTGTTAAGAGTACCAAGTGCTTCGGTAGTCTTCTTTAAGTTGTTTTCCATTGCCTCAATAGTTCTTGCTTGTTCTGCTTCTCTTGTTTCAAAAGCAACAAGTAAAGAACCTTGGGTTGCAATAGTCGCATTCAACTCTGCGATTGTTCGGTCTGTTGTCATCTTATATGTGAATCCCGTGATCCCCATTATAAGAATCAGACCCATTAGTAATTTACTAAACATCTTGCCAATTCTCCTTTATATATTTTAAATATCCCAACTCGTGTGGTTTTGGTTTGCCACCACAATCTACTATCTTGCAATTAGATGGTAGGTAAGACGGGAACTTCCATGCTCCCAATATCTTCTCACCGAGATGAAATTTTAAGTTTAATTTCAGACTGGGATTACTTTCATCCATATACCAAACGTCTGATATACCGCCAGGGTACCATTCATAAAGTAACCTGCCAACCCAGACTTGATCACCACCATCATAATCAAATAGTCTCCATGATTCTAAATTGAAGAGGTCATGCACATCTTGCATCTTACCCTTCTTCAATACCATCATCGAACTACTATATTTATTGTTTTTCCAACCTATAGCATCTGAGACACATGCAACTTTATAGTTTCTTCGGGGTAATTGCCCCATTGCCACCTTTATCTCATCATCAAAGTTCTTAATCAATACAGTATCAATGTCCATATAAACTGCGTACTCGTCTTTATAAAACGAGTCATATACTTTCATCTTGTTCCACCAACCTTTACCTGCACCATATGGTGGTTCTACAGTAACGGCAATGTCATTAATCTCATCTGGTCTATCGGTAATACAATAAGCATTCACCTCAAACTCTGATAGTTCTTTGAACCGTGTAATCAATTTACGAGCATACGTCATTGGATATGCGTCTGTACACACAGTTATCAATGATAATGATGCCATATTATGCCTCTAATAAGCGATATTTACCAACTTTATTTTCTATACCATGCTTTGCATGACACCCTTCATGTGTCTGTACCGTAGAGAACGTATCTTCTACTTCGACTAACCATGGATAGTGCTCTTCAAGAAATGGGAAGTTGTCCCTATTCAAATAAATATCTGTTGGTTCACTGTTTGTTCTAACTTTATCGAGTAGCATCTCTGCACCAAGAGGTGATACAATGTATGCATGTGCACCCCCAAAATATCTCTTATGTACTAACAGTTGAGTACCCAGAGTTTCTGGTGTATTATAAGTACCGTAACTTGGTTTGCCAAAAGTCACACACCTATCAAACGGAATGTTTCTTACCGTATCCTTAAATACCGCATCATGCTCAAGTATCATCGTATTGCATCTGTTTTCTACAGCATATTGCCATAATGACATATGGGATAGGAAACATGCCAGAGCATTCTCTGGTCGAGAGTAACCCGTAGCAAATGCATCTATATTAAGACCCGTGTTTTCTACCATGTCCTCGAACCCTTCAGTTCTTGGAGTAATAGCAGGGAACCGAGTTACTGACATATTTCTTTTTCGTGCACTATCAATACATCTCTGCGATGCTTCCACAGAGTCTTTATTGTCCATTATAGTAATTACGAAATTGGTTGGTGTCACTTTGCGACTACCATCTTGACATGTTCAATGTCAATAACCGCACACTTGAGTCCGTCAACTTCTACTGGCATTGACTTAGACCAATCTAAGTATACAGTGTCACGTGCTTTTAGTGTGTCTTTATATTCGTTGGCAACTGCAAGACTCACTGCCAATACGGTTGCGGGTTTGTGTCCAGAGGTAATGGTTTCGGTTAAAAGAATACCACCCGCACTAGTACTTTCTCTTTCTGTGTTCTCAGTCACAAGGATGTTGTTGTGTAATAAATTCATAATGTTCTCAATTAACAGTGGTGCTTTTAGCAGTACCACTTACTTTAGTAAAATATGGATACGCAGTGCGGATCCACGGAAATAGTTCTTTGCACATAAATGCATCGTTGGGCCACATGCCGTATTCTTTTGCACCCTCTAATAGTTTCTTTGCACCTACTGGAGTTATATAGTAGGCACTGTTACCTGCCAATCCATGTGGCAACGGTGGTTCCCCTACTGCTGATAGATTAGGCACTGGATGGATTACTTCTTTAGTTTCTTCATATCTACTTTGCACTTGTCCATGGAAACTGTATGCTCTACGAGTTGCACCTCTTGGATCATTCAACCCAATGATGTCTGCCATAGGTTTACCATCTGCACCCGTCATATAGTGGGGTTGCATATCACGTGTCAATACAGCATCTGCTTCGAAGATATAAACTGGTCTATCGTATTCAACACATTCTTGCCATGCTCTCATATGACTTACCGAACACGCAATCTTCTTACGTGGATCATCGGCATTGTATGCAAACTTATATAAACCTGTTTTGATATCAAGACCATCTTGTTGAGAGTGCAAGGGCCATGTCCATTTAAACCACGGGAACTGTTTAGTATCTTGTACTATAGTATCTGGTGTTGTCGCACGAAACGAGTCACAATATACACGTGACGAAGTCTTCTCGATACTTGCTTGTAGTTCATCGTACTTCTGGTTCTCTAAATGTATTACTAATGCTTTCATATCGATGCCATCAACCCCTCAACATTCTCTCCTCGTTCTGGTAACAAGTCTTTTAGGAAGAAGTGAATGAAGTGACATTCTTCTAACTTAGTGTTGGCACCATATAATCCATTCCATTTATGACTCATATGTTTAACATTAACTGGATACTTCTTGATGAAGTAGTTCAATAGTGTTTGATCAGTAGACCATTTCCACGCACCTTTACCATCAATAAAGTCTCTGAACTGTGGACGCATCAAGAACTCTTTGGCACTATGATCTGCCAACCAAGTCTTGAACGTTCTGTTCATCACAATCATGCCCATGTTAGCAAACTCGAATCCACGACTGTTAGGTTTGAAGTCTGCCTTATTACTGTGTAGAGAATGATATTGCATCTGTGAGTAGTTCTTGATCTTTGCCAGATAAGGTTCGGTGATAGGCATCTCACGTTCGAACACTACACCCATATCACAATCATCACCAAACTCATCAAAGATATTAGGTGCGTCAAATCTTATGTAGATGTCACTATCAATGATTGCCACTTGATCATAATTATCAAGTAAGTCAAACGCATTCTCTTTCTCGTAGATAGGAAGATATCCACCGTGCTTCTCATAACTATCAGTACTACGATTACTGCTGAATATATCGGGTTTGATCTTTAGTATGGGTTCTCTCTGTACGATATGTTCGATGTGATACTTCTCACAATAGTCTGCAACAGACTCGATACAGTGTTTATATAATTTACTGTTAGACGCTTCACCCAAGCACACTTGGTATATCATTCTTTTCATAATTAATACTTCTTCACTATCCTAAAGTCGAATGGTTCTGTTGTTTTGATTTCAAGTTGTCTTCCAAGAAGATCTGTAGCAACAAAATGTTTTTGTGTTTTCTTGTGGATCTTCTTTACCTTATATGTTTTCTTTACGGGCAATGGATTGAATTGATCCGTAGATGGAAACCAGAAGGTAACTTCGTACTCTTCCTTTAACCATGTCAACCATACCTCTTTTAATTTATTATACATCTCTGTAATCCTCCAATGAGAATGACGTGCCGAGCATTTTTTGTTCTGCACGATTGTTATTAGTATACACTAAAGTTTCGGGTGCGTCAAGTAAAAAATCACAATCTCTGCAATAATCTGTATAGGTCTTATCCCTATGTGATTGTCTCAATGCAGAGTACTCCTCACCCCTAATGATTTCTTCGATAGTGTTCTCGGATGTGTGACCAAGTACTGCTTCTTCATCTCTACCAAGTACTTGACAACACGGATGGACTGCACCATGTTTGCCGTCTAATCCACCTGCACGTATTACTACGTCTGGAGAGAAAGGTCTACCACATGATTTGGTCTCACCCTTACGTGCATTTGTCTCTCCAATGTCATACGCACCAGACCAGTTATGCATCTTCCAGATCTCGGTCTTACAACCCAGTTCGTCTACTAATGCTTTGTACTGCTCCAGTTCTTGCTCAAGATTATCGTTGTCTGTAATAAGGTGGTATGTTTCTACAACACAATTCGATCCTGTTTCTTTAACGTAATCCATCATCTCTTTTACGTGTTTCTTAATTAGGTGATAAGAAGATCCACGTTTGTTGTTCATCCACTTATCATACAGTTCTGGTGTAGGGCCAATGAACGAGAACCTAAAGAAGTCTAATCCTGCATCAACACAATCTTTCATGTATTGACCATGCATACGGAAACCATTAGAGAAGATAACTGACATTGCATCATACTTCTTAACGATCTTAATGTATTCTGGTAGGTTGTTATTTAATGTTGCTTCTCCAGATCCATCCAGATTCACTACATTCATTCCATGCTGTTTACAGTCGGCAACGTTATCTTCGAATTCGAGTAAATTCATCTTACGAAGGAAACCCTTATGTCTTCCTCCAGTCCTTTTGTCTTGCGGACACATAGTACAATCGAAATTACAGGCACCCTGTATCTCTATGACTGCTCTGTCAATTTTAATCTCTGACTTCATAATATTTCTTACTCCGATGTTTATGTTCTATTGCGTATTTTCGTGGTATTCCCAGAAACTCTCCTATGTCTTTTAGGTACCACCAAATGTTATAATTATCTTCTTTTAGACCAGATGCCGTTATTGCGTGTGGTGTGTGATACTTAGTTACTCCATCTTTACTTATAACTATCATAGGTATACTAAAGTTTCTTGCTATATAATGCCACATACCATCATAACATAATACTAATCTACATGTAGATATCTCATAGAATGCTTCTGATACTGGTGTTCTATAGGTGAGTTCAACTACATTGAATCCCTGCCCACGCAACATACTTATTATATCATCCCATTCGTTATTTGTCAACCCTCTTTTCCAAGTTCTTGGTATTTCTGCATTGAAGGTTGGTCTCCAGATAACTATCTTGTTTTGCTTACGAGGATGAACAATGTCATCACGGAACACCCAGTTGTTGTCTGGTATCTTTCCACCTATCTCATCTGAATACTTACCACTATCGAAATAGAACCTTGCCTTTTCTCCATGCGAATTCTTTGCTACTTGTCTTGCATTACCATCTTCGTCTTTAATGATATCGTCTGCATACTTCCAGTGTTTGTACCTACTGTCGGCATTGAAGACGTGAACCACCTCCACATCATCTTTCCTGTGATAGAAATTATGTATGAATGCCATTCGTTCTATAATGGTCTCTTCCTCATCTGGATGATGTATGTAATCCTCACCATGTTCCCAGTGCATTTCCAAGATGGCAGTAGTTTTTTCTGCCCAACAGAAATTGTGGGCAGAGTTAAGTGCCCACATAAAATCACCGACTCCCGGCGTACCACGCCAAGTAATGAGTTCTGGTTCCATTATTTTTTGCTTGTTATGGCATCTTTCGCATAGAAGGCGGCAACGATTGCGGCGACTGATACAAAGTATGTCGGTGCCATATCACCAAGGGTTTTAGATGCTTGATCAATACCAAACACTACACATAGTATTACCATTGCGGGATATAACAACATACCATACAATGAGAACCATGCCATCTTACGTTGGGCATCACGCATTGCATCTGCGTCTTCCAACTCTTTACGTTTAAACTCAAGGTGCATTGACAGTTCTGATTCACTTACGTGACCGTCCCCGTTGACATCTGCCCCTGCTAAACTACCATCTGAATCAACGGTAATATGTTTCTTTTTTTCTTCTGCCATGTTTATCTCCTAATCTCTTAGACCATCTGAATGTGCTTTACTTCCAGATATATTAAAATTAAACCCTATTACGATCTTGTGTCCATCAAAAACGTAGGGACTCTTATGTGGTAACATTGCAGGAAAAATGCAACAGTCACCTTCTTCTAATGCTAAATCTCCATGATTCATCAAGTATGTTGCGTTTTCTTTGTGGTCTAATACAAGTTGTACTACACCAGACATATTGCAACCTTCGTGACTATGGTAATCAAAATCTGCACCATCACGGTATTCCGCAAACCAGACGTTCTGCATATCAAAGTGATCACAATGCCATTCTTCCATATAATCTTTTATACAGGGTTCAATCATCCTCATTAGATTCTTATGGTATGGCACTCGGTGTTCTTTTCTTGCAACTTTATAATCGGATGCGGTCATCTTAGCAAATTGAGTGTCTGCTTCATCTTTAATCATCTCAATTGCCATCAAGATGTTATCTCTTTCTTCTTCGAAGATGTCCTCTTCGATCCTATATTTCTTTACCCACTTATACATTAGAATACCTTTACCCCATATTTCTGTTCCCACAGATGTGCATCATGATGATCATTAACCATTGGTCTACCTCGAATATTTAGTGAAGTATTAAGTAGCATAGGAACACCTGTCTTCTCATAGTACTCTTCTATCACTTTACGGAATACTGACTCACAGTCTTTCTTTACTACCTGTACACGGGCAGTCCCGTCTACGTGTGTTACGGATGAGTAATCATGCTTTGCTTTACATGTGAACTGCATGTATTCATTAGTCACACCCTCAAAGTATTCGTCAACAAACTCTTCGAGGATTGCAGGAGCAAACGGTCTGTACTTCTGTCTCTGCTTAATTGTGTTGACTGTGTCCTTTACATCATACCTTACATCTGCAATCAGAGATCTATTACCCAATGCACGAGGGCCGAACTCTGCTTTACCATTGGCAATACCACATACTTTTTTTGATAACAAGTGATCTACTACTTCGGATGGATTAATTTTCTTCTGTATGTCATACCCCCTATAAGGAGTCCAGATAAGTTTATCAATGCCTGTAGCGACCTCCTGTGCGTACCCAGCGCACCCCAGAGACGATCCTGCGTCTGTTGGTGATATAGAGATGTGTACGTCATCGAATACGTCCCATAGAAGAGTATTGATAACCACGTTCTGAGCACACCCACCACCATATACAAGTTTGGATCCGTGCTTACGTGCTTCATGCATAATCTGCATAATACCGTATTGTGCAAATGCTTGAACAGATGACGCAACATCTGCATCATCGTATTGCTCTACCCACGACTGCATCATGTTCTTCATGTCGGAGTTTGCACCCTCTGCTTCCCACCACTGAGTTAACCAGTCTACAATATCGGGTACGGCAGTGCCGTATGAACTTAGACCCATAACAACATATTCATCCTCAAGTGGACGTAAACCCAATTGAACCGTACATGTTGTGTAGACTAATCCAACTGATTTTGGTGCGAGGTATTCTTTGATTAGATTGAAGTTGCTGTCAAGAATAACAGCAGATTGTTTTTCACCTACACCATCAATAGAGACCATGACTGTTGTGTCACGATCATCCCATGGACGTGTGTAGAATGCAGTCGCACAATGCGACTTATGATGGTTAAAGGTTGAGTCGTACTTAGGATCATCCGAATGCTCGTAGAATGCCATGTGCATATGATCCCTATCAAAAGATGGTAGATCTTTGCAACTTGCTTCCCACAAGGACGGATGAATTATTTTGTCGTTTTTCTTTTTAGAGTATCGTTCGGAGTGAGACGCAAAGGTCACCACTCCATCTTCGATAACTGATAAGGCGGCATCGTGATAATTCTCACTAACTCCAACATATCTCATAGTATACCTCACATAATAGTTATGTAAGTATATATGGGATTCTTATCTTAGATTCCTACAATGTGCTCGTAGAGTTCTTTCCACGTTGGGAAGTTAGGGAACTCTTCGTTGCTCATGTTGTGACCATGCTTGATCATCAAAGACTCAAGTCCCATCTTAGCACCAACTTCGGCATTCTCTGGTTTGTCTTCAATCCAGTATGCTCCAGTGTCTTTGTACTTAGCAAGTGTTTCATCTTTATCAGCACCACAGTCAAGGCAGATCAATTTCTCGAACACACCCTCACCGAACAACTTCTCAAGGTTCATCATTCTTAGTTTATAAGCATGGGGATCTTCACTCAAAGAAGTAATACAGTGGAACACATATCCGTGTTCTTCATGTAACTTTCTCACGTACTTAATGGCATCTCTAAGAGGGGGAAGGAATCCTATCGCCGCACTCTCGTTGAAAGTTCTTACGCAGTTCTTACTAACTGCTCTCTCAATACCATACTGGTGACCAACATCATACTGAAGTTGTGCACCTAATTGTCTCTTATAACCGTGAGTATCCATCCAAACGTGGAAGGCATACTCCCAGTTGAGTAGAACACCGTCACAGTCGGTCAAAATTACTTTATCTAAATCGTTCATTCATTACCTCATTTCAAATACAAGTGTATTATAGCACTATATGGTCACGGTGTCAAGCGTTTATTAAAGAAATCTACCTTCTTTTTCGTGCTTGAGCATATCGAGTTTCCACTCTCCACCAGTGTAATGACAGAAGTTTGCCTTCTCGAAGAACTCATCATCACTACCATAATGAGGTGAGTCGTTCCACTTCTGGTCTAAGTGACCTATCTCCATGTCATGGTACAAGAACTGTCCAGACAGATATGGTTGATCATTCATAATAGACATATGATATTGAGGTTCTGCATAGAACCATTCTTTCCAGTCCATGAAGTGCTTACGTGCAAATAGACGTGCTTCACGTTCCCACACGACTACACCCGTATTCATGATAGTTAACTTAGATGGTCTCTGGGGTGGCATTGATGGCACAATAGGAATATTGTGCATATTGAATTTTGAGACAAAGTTTAATAGGGTTTGCTTCTTGAAGTCCCAAGAGGCATATCCACCACCAGTAGCAGTAAGGATATCACTTTCAAGTACTCCATATACATCCGCACCTTCACACTGATCGAATATATTCTCTTCGGTGTTGACACCTATATCAGTATCTGCAAATAGGACTTTGTCGTATTGATCAAACATAGGATCGTAGATAACCCTAAGACATTCGAATAAGAGTGCAGTACTGTCTGTGGTGTCAATGAACTTTGTTTCGTCTGAGTAGTAGTAGTCCGCACCAATCTTGTCGGCATACCGTTCGAAAGAGTTTTTAGATACCTGTGCTACATCCTTGTATAATTGAGATCTATTATGCCCTTTAATTTCTCCACGTTGATCGACTTCTGGTGTGATTACCATGTATTGAAATATCGCATTTTTCATTATCTTCTCCATTTGTAGGTCTCCCGACTTTCTTGATTCGGGATCCTTTATTCATTTCATAATACGATTTATGTCGATTACGTTTCTTGTTCTCGTTGTCATGACGTGCGTACTTAGACACAGTCCTGTCCTCATCTAACTATAATGTTTGTTCAGTGTTTCCAGTTTATCTTCAAACTCAGCAATCTTACCAAGTTCCTGTTCGAAGTGCTCCATAATATCTGGGTGTTCTGCAACACCAACTTGATTATATAGCATAATCTCTAAGTTTACTTTATGGAGTTCGATCTTACCTTCTAGAGACTTCCTTGTCGCCTCTATGATCCTTTCATTTAAACTACGAGACATTTTCTAACCTAACCATTAATCGTTCTGCACGATTGGTCACTTGCTTATGCCAACGTGAATCCCTACCTTCAACTGCGGCGGTTTTCCAATCACCGTCAATCAATGCACTGTTCATCTTCTTGAACTTACTCAAACGAGTACGTCCCATGTTGAACATCATGTTAACCAAGATCTGCTGTACTTCGTCTGGAAATGCTTCAAATGTCCCTGTTTCGTATAGAGCACAACATTCAAAGATTGAGGTTTGGAGATCTTTTTCGAACACTTCCCAAACTCTATCTTCCGTAACTTCGAATCCAACTTCTTTCCCATGCTCTGGGTCTGAAGGGATAACCAAGTGCCCAACCCCAAAGGTTGGTAAACCGAGGTGATCGTGGTACACTTCATACTTGACTCCTTCGTCAATTTTTAATTGTTCAAATACTGCTTCTTTATTCAATTCTATTCTCCTTTTAGATCCCAAAGTAGGATCTCGTTATATTTCGGTTTGGGATGCTGTGGATCATCCCATGTGTAATAAGGTTCACTTCTTAGAACCTCTTCCAATTTGTTCTGATCATTCCAACCAGATCTATTCTTGTAGTTTTTAAAACAAGGGAACGTAGTTAAAATCTGACCACCCTCGTTTAGACTTTCTGTTATATTATCAATAGCGGTTGCGTCTATCAACCCTTCAGCAAAAACACCACACAATACTATAAAATCATACTTCTGTGGTAATGGTTTCTTTACTATATCCAATATCGTTACAGACTTATAGTATGGTTTTGATAACTCACACATCTTCCATGATATGTCGTATCCATCCCAATCAGATCCACCGTGTTGTTTTGATAACAACCCAGAACCTATACCTATCTCTGCGACTGTCTTGCCTTCTAAACTAATATGTTTATTTATAAATTCACTTACGTGAGTAGGCAAACTCCAATTCCAAGATATCAAATCCTCTTCGTATTTTTCCCATCTATTATATCGTTCTGCAATGAGATCTGATTGGTTAAATTTTCTTCTATCTGGATGCAATGACTTACCCAACTATTCCTCTACTGACTAATTCGTTACGGATCTTCTGCCTTTTCTTAGGTGCTAAGTGTGCACCCTCAAGTGCTTTCTGCAACTCGTCAGTCGGGGTTGACTTCATAAAGAAGTGTTGTACTGTCTTCTTATTCGAACCCTTTGCTCGAATCGTCTGACTCTCTTTAAATTTAACCGGCATGTTTTTCTCCTATCATGTCTTTGGTCATTATGTAATCACGAACAAAGTCGGATCGAACAATATCTGCCCAAGTGAATTCAACTGTGGTGAAGTTTTTCATCAGTTCGAGAATGCCCATGAATTTCATGATACCTCGTTTGTCTCCTTCTTTGACAAAGTCTGATTGATAATAATCTCCACAGAATATTATTTTACAGTTATGACCTACTCGTGTAATTATCGAGTCCAACTCGTGAAATGTCAAGTTCTGCATCTCATCTACAATAACCACAGCATCGTTGATAGTAGTACCACGAATGTGACTTGTAGATATAAATTGTATCTGACCGTTCTCACTTAGTTTAGAGTATGCTTCTTTATCTTCGAACAACTCTGTACATATAGAGACGTATGGTGCAGTGTATGCTTCCAACTTCTCTTCAAGTGAGCCTGGCAGAAATCCTATCTCCCTTGTAGGTACAATTGACCTACAAATAACAACCGATTCCATGTTGTTACTTTTATCAAGTACTTCTTCCAGTGCGAGATAGAGTGCACTGAATGTTTTACCTGTACCTGCGGATCCAGATAACACTAAGTGTGATCCAGATTTGTATGCTTCAAATACTACTTCTTGACCTTGAGTCATAGGATCAACGGTCACGAGATGTCCCGCATCTAATTTGCGAGGTTTTACTGGGTTTACTTTACGCATAGATTAAGTCTTAATAGTGTTGTTTTTGCCAGCGCCTGCTTTGATTCGTTTCAGATGGTCATTCCAATCTGATCCTGCAATCTGTCGTGCACTCTTGTGTCCCGAAGTTAATGCAGGTGCAACAGTATACACCCGTTTCATATTCGGATTGTCGTTTAGGTACTGATCGTACTCTGAGATTTTAAGCATCACATCGTGCACTTCATTGGTCTCATTATCTTTAAATTCATATATAGGCATAATTTATTTTCCGTTCCATACGACATCCCTCCGAAGAGGGATGAAGAGATATGGTCACCTTCCTTATTGAGTCATTTGTTGTTCAACAATGGTTTGATTTAAGTAGACCTGCTTCTTTGCTAATTTATAAGCAAGGTCTGCTTTACCTTTCTTTTTCATTCGCCGGATATAGAAATCTAATTCTTTACTATCCTGCTTTAACCGTTCCAATTGTTTTTCTGACATCAACACCTCTCTTTGTTAGTGGGTTTATTTAAGGGTTAAGGATCATATAGTTTTACTTCGCTATTAGGGTGGGGAAAATCTCCTCTGTTAGTTTTTTGGTTAAGAATTTCACTGGTGGTTCTTTATTCACCATGGACAAAACAATGACCGCATCTTGGGGATGAATGCTCTCCAACATACGAATGAATATGTTCTCACGTTTATACTGTGGGACATCCGCACCACCTTTCACAAAGTACCCGAATTCTTTATGCTTCTTCAGCAATGAACTTGGGGTGGACTCTGGAATGTTTGGTTTGTACGGGGGTTTTCCTTTGGGTAAAAGGAATTCAAGAGAGTCATCGAACGTGCCTCTCAAGATGTCTTTAAGTGCGGGTACGTTTTGGTATTTAAGCAATACCTCTTTCCTACCTGCTTTATTCTTCTGTTTTTCGAACTCTTCTAAAATCTCGAAGACCTCTGGTTGCTTGGGTTCATAGTTCATAATTTATTAATCCTTCTACTCTATTATATAGGGTTATTAAGTTCTTGATACGAGTACTTATATCAAAAATAATGTAAAAAAATCCCCTCCGAAAAGGGGACGAAAAGGGGATTAATCACTTAGGAATCATTACCAATTTTCGGTTTCTCCCCCCGAACTTTAAGCAGCGGCAAACAATTCAGTTGCCTTCTGCTTGTAATTCTCGACCACAGCACTGAAGTCTTTTGACTTACCAGTACAAACGTAAGGTTTGCTGTAAGAACCAATGTTGATGTCAACGTAGTGACTTCTGTGGAAGTAATCAGTCATTGGATCATCTTCACAATAGAAGTCTTCTCCTTCCATTGCAGACTTGAGTTCTTCAAGGAACTTAACAACAGTCGGGTTAGAACCGTAGTTGTCTTCGATCCAGTAGGTGTTAACGTCAACGTACTGATCTTGCAATCTATTAGCAAGTGACTGACAATCATAAGGATTGTACTGTGTGTCGTAGTGTCTGCTATTCACCATGCCTTCATTCTTCGCACCGATGATATCAAGATCACCCTCTTTAATCTTACAGACTAAACTTGAATGATGTCTGATTGCTAAAGTACCTTTCATGCCGTACTTCTTGAGTACTGCCTTGATCTGTGGTGCTAACTTCTTTTTGTCTTCTTGTGATACATATGCCATAATTTAATTCTCTCTCAATTTGTTGCGGGGTCATTCCCAATCAACGTACCTATTATCTCATAGGTAGATGCATTTGTCAAGCGTTTTCTTGAAATAAATGCAAGTTTTTTTAGAAATAAGGGTTCTCCAGTTCAATCTTACTGCTACCCAGAGTACCGAATGGTTGCTCTGCAATAGACTCAATTGCACACTGGTTGTCATATTTCTCTCTCTGAGAGTGGCACAGTGCTATTGCCTTTCTCTCTGCGTCCCTTGGACTGTCTGCGTACACATAGTACGATACTGTTGCTACATATCTATTTTCTTTCATTATTTCACCCATATGTGGTTATACTTGCTTGGTAGGTTGTCACATGACCAATCAGTATCCCCGTAGTTAATTACCTCTACACACTCCTTGGTAGAGTTCGATACCATTACGTCTGGCATATCTAAAATTGTTCCCATTGCTTGGTATCCGAGAATGGCAATCAAAACTCCAATTACACCCAATAATACATTATTTAATTTCATGTGGTCTTACTCCAAAAATCTTAGTTAGTTCTTGCATCTCTTTCTCAGTAGGTTTGAAATGCGGGTTAAGGAAGTACTCCATAAGAAGACTTCCTTTTTTGTATCCCTTTGCCATTATCATTATCCTTCCACCCTATCGTGAATGGCAACAGCACCGTAGAACGTTCCACCAAGTAGTTTGTCACAAAGTCTTGAGAACCTTGAGTCACTTGTTCCTGCGTAGTTCCCACCGAACATTGTCCACTTGCCTATCTTAGACTGTGGAATCAACCTCAGTATCTTTCTACCACCGATTGGTTCTGCCATCACTAACTCTGCGGCGGGGTACTCCTCGCACGGTTCGAACGGCCCTTCACAGTTCATCACTGTGAAACCTTTTGCATAACTTGACTCACCACCTGCGGTGCAGTCCATGTTATCGAAGAACGGATCACCGTACGGTGCCTGTCTATATGTACTTACATGAATTCCCATAATATAACTCCTGCCTACTGGCAATCAAATGCGACTACAAAGTAGTCTGTTAACTCGTTGGCAACCGCAAACTCTTCTGCTTCTGCCTTCGTCTCAAAAATCTCTTCTCTTAATTCTCCACTCTCTTGAATGTAGAACACCAAATCTTGTACCATCTTTTCCTCCATTAAAAACATATTATAACTTGTTTTGATAACAATGTCAAGCGTTTTCTCAAACTAATTTGCATAATTTTATGAAACACGCATCCATCTCCTGTGTCCAGACCTCGAACGGAGATCTCCTCACAGTGTTTGACATTCCTCCTACCTTGTCCACAACATGGGCAAGGAAGTACGGATCTCCACTTCTCACTACTAATTCATCATCTGAATACAGTTCCAACTCCATATGGTTGGCAGTAACATAAGTAATCATTCTGGAAACCTCACTGGTCGATAGTTAGTTAGATCCCAGAAGTGGTCTGGGAGAATAGAAAACGTTCCTAATGGAGCAATGAAACTTACTCCGTCTTTAAAAGAAACATACGTTAGATTATTATTCATTATTCTCTCTCTCTTCTCATTCTCAATACAAGTATTATAGCACTATATGGTTACGGTGTCAAGCGTTTTCTTTACTTATTTTCACTCATATGGAGAAATTCTGTACACTTAGAACACTTGCCACATGCTCGTTTTGATGAATGTACACAAGAATGTACATATTTCTGAAGGTGTTTGGGGATAGAGTCCCACTGCTCTTTCTTAGTCATATGACCAAGAGGTGCGGACATCTTAGTTGGGATATTGATTAGGTTCAATACACGTTCTATTGATCTTTGATGTTCTTCGGCATAGGGCATCTGCTTATCATTTGATGCATTAAACCCAAAATAGATCTTATGAATGTGGGGGTTATTTACATTCACCATCTGCATGATGTTACACCATGTAAAAAAGAATGGGGGATGTATACCAAGATCAAAGTAATGATCTAATAGTTTTTGTTTATCGGTTAGGGGGTGTTCGTTGACATATTCTATGTATCTCAAATCAACATCAAGATTGGACGCAATAAGATCAGCACATTCGGATTGCTGTTTCCAACCCAGTCCAACTTCTACATGTATTACTAATGGGTTCATACCCTGCTTCACAACATGACATAACAATGCAGTGGACTCTACTCCACCAGAGAATGCAACTATGCAGTCGTGGTTCACGGAAATATTGCTCGTTCCCATTTCTTCTTGGGTAGATGTTTTGAGTGGATCTTACAACCTATGAATTCGTTGTAGTAATCTTCACGTAACAGAACGTCACGTAGGAACTGTTCCTTTGCTTCAAGGTAAGAACATTCACCTTTTGTTTCACACAAGTGTAGGATCTCACGGTAGTATGCTTCACCACCTTTCTGCTCTACAAGTGTCTTCAGATGCTCTGAGGATCCGTAGTAGTCCTTCCAGTCACTTTCCTTAACTACTGTGCGTTTCCTTGACTTACCTTTCAATGGTGGGAGTCTGCGTTTGCTCCAGAAGAATTTCTTACCGATATACTTCTTACCAGTATCACGCTCTGTAATAAGATAGACGAACCCGACATACTTGCCGAGTTCGTCTTCTGTTGGTTCGAATATTAAGTTGTTTTTATGCCAAGTCATACCTGTATATAGGTATTACTCAACTCCTTCAATAAACTCTGGTACTGCATCTTCTCCGCACATAGGGCAGTGCTGTGGATGATCATTGTCATACAATACTTCTACGACAGTTGTTATGTCACATATACCACATTCTATCTCGTATTTACCACTCACGCCGCACATCCTTGTCCATCAAGACCACATGTTTCTGGTTGAGGGCCGACTTCTTCCCATCCCCATTCACCTTCCATTCCGTTAACCGAATATTCGGTAACACGTTTCTCAAAGAAGTTATCATGTGACGCACCATTCAGTACCCAGTCCAACCACGGTAGTGGATTGTCCTTTACACCGAACTTAGGTTTCATACCCAGTTGTAATAGTCTACGGTCTGCAATGTGTCGGATGTATTGCTTAACATCTTCTTCAGTTAGACCTTCGATAGTACCAGACTTATATGCAAGAGTAATGAACCTGTCTTCTAACTTAACAGCATTCTTTGCCATCTCATATATCTTAGACTTGAGTTCGTCATTAACAATACGTGGATGCTCTTCACAGAACTCACGGAATAGTTTCGCATTACCTTGTACGTGCATAGTCTCATCACGGATAGACCATTCTACGATTGTTCCCATACCTTTCATCTTACCGAAACGTTGGAAGTTCAACAACATCACGAACGATGCGAACAGAGACATACCCTCATTGAATACAGACTGTGCAAGTATTAATGCAAGTCCAGTATGGGTATTGATGTTACCCTCTTTCATGAAGTCAATCTTGTCTGCCATCTCTTTGTATTCCATGAACGCAGAATGTTCTTCATCTGGTAATCCCAGAGTATCATTCAATAGTGCGTATGCACGTTGGTGTACTCCTTCACGATTAGCAAATGATGATAGCATGTTACGGATCTCGTTGTTCTTAAACTTCGGGATCAATAATTCGTGGTAGTTCTCCCCTACCTGTACGTCTGATTGTGTGAACAACCTCAGTACTTGAGTAACAAATTCTTTTTCTTCTTCTGATAATTTAGTTCTCCAGTCTTGGATATCTTCCGAGAGTTCTGCCTCGTCTTCTACCCAGTGGATCTCTTCATGTTTCTTTACCAATTCCACTGCCCAAGGGTAGAGGAAAGGTTTATATGTTTTACTAAAATCTAATAGTGCCATTTTTTATCCTTCACATGCTCTGCATTCTTCTGACTCATCTTCGAATGGTGTTTCGAGATGCTTCATTAGTTCTTCGTATCCACCAATATACTTACCACCAATGTATATTTGAGGGACGGTTTTTACTTTTCTTCCTGTCACTTCGGCAGCGGTTTTACCAATGTCTGCAAGATCTATCTTATCGTATGGTATTCCTCTCAACTTCAGTTCTTCCATTGCCATGGAACAGAACGGGCAATTCTTTTTGGAGTACACGATGCTTCGTGTATCCTCTTGGAGTGCAACACGTTCTACTTTTTCTGAGACGTTTTCCGCACGAGACTTTGCTTCTGTGCGTAGATAATATAAACCCTTGAGACCTTCACTCCATGCTTTGATATGTACCCTATTCACATAAGACTTATCTGCACCTGCGGGGAAGAAAATATTTACACTCTGTCCTTGACAGATAAAAGGTTGTCGATCCCCTGCGTGTTGTACTACCCAGTTCTGATCTAATTCCTGTGCTGTTTTATATATACTTTTTTCACCTTCTGTAAGGAACGGAAGGTGTTGAACACTACCTTTATTTGTAATAATTGATGACCAGTTGGACTCATTGTTTTCACCCTTTGCATCAAGCAATCTTGTCAGATACTTGTTCTTAACCAAGAAGGATCCTGCACGTGTACGATGTGTATATGCATTTGCCTTTAATGGTTCAATGGATGGACTGGTTGATAGTATTACACCAGACGAAGCATTCGGGGCGATAGCAAGAAGGTGGGAATTTCTTCGACCAGACATCTCTCCGTCTGGATACGACCCACGTTCTTCTGCCAACAACTCAGTTTCTGCAACTGCCTCAGATTTAATTCTGGAGAACACAACACGGTTAATTTCCCTTGCGGTTTCGGACTCCCATGCGACCCCATGATGTTGTAACAAAGAATGGAATCCCATTGCTCCAAGTCCGATAGACCTCTCTCGGTATGCAGAGAACTTAGCACGTTCGATTGAGTCGGGTGCGTTTTCAATAAAGTATTCGAGGACGTTATCCAACATGCGGATAAGATCCCGAACAATAGTAGTGTCTTTCCACTCATCATAATACTCCAAATTTAAAGACGAAAGACAACATACTGCGGTTCTGTCTTCGGATGTAGGTAAGTGTATTTCATTACATAAGTTACTACCATTGATCTTTAAACCAAGATCTTTTAATGGTTCTGGTAGATACTTGTTTGCAGTATCAATGAAGTTTAGGTATGGTTCACCTGTACGGAATCTTGTTTCTAAAATACGTTCCCACAACTTACGAGCATTGATAGATTCTTTTACTGCTTGATCTTTGGGATCACGCAAATCAAATTCAGTGTTATCCATAACAGCATTCATAAACTCATCGGTAATGTTGATAGCATTATGTAAGTTAAGTGCTTTACGTTGTACGTCACCTGTAGGTATACGCATGTTTAGAAATTCAATGATGTCTGGATGACTCACGTCCATATAAGCGGCATAGGATCCTTTACGAGTCTTACCCTGTCGGTATGCAATCATATCAGCATCTACTGTGTGTATGAATGGCATAGGGCCTGGTGCAATGTCTGATACGGTACGTACGTCACTCCAGTGACCACCAACACCACCACCAAACACAGACAACCATCTCAACTCACTACTATGCGATATAAGACCTTCTAAGGTGTCTGGTACGTAGGTTAGGAAACAGGAGATAGGTAAACCCTTACCTTTCTTAGTTCCATTTGGTGCGTTTGATAAAACAGGGGATGCGAACATGAACCACTTGTTACTTACATACGAATACAGTCTCTCTGCGAGATCTTCATCTAATTCACCCTTGTATGTACTCCATGCTGTACTTGCTCTTGCATATGCTTCTTGAGGACTACTTTCATTCTCATTCAAATAAAAGTCCTTCAACATTCCAACTGCATAATCTGCTAATAACTTATCTTTTTTCTTATCTATTTTCATTCAATCCCTTCCACTGCTGTATTCGTAAAATGGTTCATCTTGCGAGAACTCGTAATCTTCTATTATATATTGTTTTCCCTTGTCAATGAATTCACCAACCATCGTCCACAACCGAGCATCCTGCTCTTCATCGGTCAACAACTCTTCCCATAAGAAATGGTTTATTAGAGATGCTTCCCTGTTCTGGATTATAAATCGTTCGGGGTAGAGGTATTTATCATCGGAACCATCTAAAGGTACGAAGATAATTTTATTTTTTGGTGTTTCTTTTGAGAGTTTTTGAACCCATTCGGGTGTTTGGTCACCGTACCATATACACACTACATGATCCATGTAGGTGCAACAATAGTCTTCTTTCATAATATAATCCTTGATTTGTTTAAGACATTATAACAAACTTAAATGCGTTTGTCAAGCAAAACCTATAGAAACTCCACATCCACAGGTTGCTGTCTCTTTGGGGTTGACTATCTTGAAGAACTCGTTGATTCCTTCTTTGGTATAGTCTAATGTTGCTTCTTCTAAGAATGGTTGCGAGTCTATATCCACGACCACTTTGAATTGTCCATAGTCAGTAATCTTATCACTGTTGGCAATTTCTGTTGCATACTCTATATAGTATTCGTACCCAACACATCCACCACCAGTAACACCAACTCTAATGAACTGAGGATTTTCACCACCCGTTCTTTTGGTGGCATGGACTATGGCAGTATCAGTCAGTTCCATCTTTTTTATCCGCATCTAAGATAGGATGAGAGTAACCTTCTTCTTGCTTTGTCTCATAGTCTACCATTGCTTGTCTGATAGCATCTTCTGCTAATACACTGCAATGTAGTTTGATTGGGGGTAAATCTAATACCTCCGCAATGTCTTTGTCTTTGATGAGTTTTGCCTCTTCGACAGTCTTACCCATCATCATATCTACGAACAATGACGAAGATGCAATTGCACTTCCACATCCATAGGTCTTAAACTTAACATCAATGATTCTATCATCATCGTCTAATAATAGTTGTAGTTGCATGACATCACCACATGCAGGGGCACCCGCAAGTCCTGTCGCAACCTTGGGATCATTTCGGTCTAATCTACCTACCGAATGCTTCTGAGGATTAGCAACAACTGCTTCAAATCTATCGATGACTTTCTGCGAGTATGGCATTACTTTTGTTTCGCAATAAAACGTTTGAGTACGTCTATCTGATCTTTACGTTTGTTCTTCTTGTCATACTTCTTACGCATGACCACTGTTTGGTTATCATCACCTGTTCCTACTACGGATCCAGTCGATGTCATTTCCTCATCCACCACGTCTTTTGGTTTGTCGTGAGTGTAACCCATCTTCTTCATGCGTTCATGATCTGCGGGTTTCAGTGCTTTGTAACCTTTGCCCGTCTTAGGATCATACATCATATGAGGTTCGAATCCAACCCCTTTCCATCCTTTGTATTCTTTAAACCGTAACATCGTCATACCTCTCTAAAACTATCTGAGTTGAGTTACCACCATCACTATTAGGATACGTAGATCTACCAACATGTTTGTATGGATGGTTAGGACTTTTAACTATATGATCAACTAACTGCCGTATCTGAACCATTTCCAAATCATCGAAGATGATGTACTTAACACCACTTACCTTACACTTATCGTAGTCACTGGTAACATTAGCAATATGATGACCACCATCGATGCGTACAAGATCATATCCGATCAGACTATCCTTATTGACAGTTTGTGAGTCACACTGACCAAACTGAAATCTGTCACCATACTCTGCTTCGAGTGCTTCTGCACAATCTTTTACATATGGGTGTTCACATATATCAATTGCGTGTACTACAAGGTCTGGACAGTTATTTAGATATGCGACTACAGAATGACCGGCATTCATTCCAATTTCCATCATCTGGAGTGGTTGGCATTTTCGGGAAGTTGCTTGAACAATCTTATCGTAAACACCACCTAGTAGTGGATGCCCTTCTGGTTCGTCCTCTCCTCTGAAGTTTCCTTTGACATCCTTCATGATCTCATCGAACTTCATTTGTGTGGTTAGTAATTCACTCATTTAGTAATCTCTGCTGTTGAGAACAACACCCTATGTGTAGTCTTTATGTGGGTACCTTCATATATCTTTAGACCTAATACCTCATGAACAGGACTACCATTGTTTACTCGAATCTGATCACCTTTCTTAACTGCATCTTCACCAGATGAGGTCATAGTGTCGTATCCCATACGATACATTCCTTCACAAAGTTTGTCACCTTCTTGCATAAACCATTGTGATTCTTCTGCGAGACAATCAAGGACATCAATACCCGTTTCTTCGTGTATCTGTTCTACACGTGAATCTTTTAATTCTCCGTGTTCTTTGATAAGTGCTAGAGCGGCACCGTATCGAGCAACTACGGAAGAACCGCCAGGTGCCTTTGCCATAATCTTTTTGAGATTAAATACTAGTCGGTGGAATGTAGTGTAGTGAGTTCTGAATGCTTCTCTATCATCTGAACTGTTTAAACTAAATTCTTTATTCTTCTTGCCGTCCTTATCTATGATACCTGCTTTAAACGCTCCAGTATCTTCTATTGGTGTGACCAATAGTTTCAAGAATCGTATCGTATATACGAGGTCTGCCGCTGATTTTAATATACCCATAGTTCTATTTATACCTATTAAATGTTCTGTTCTAAACAATGTGGCACTGTAGATGAAAAAATATTCTCATGTAATCCATCATAGTCTGCATACAATGCATCCTTACACGGTGTATCAAACTCAAACTCAAACCTATCCAAGAGTTTTCTTTGTATGGGTGAATCCATTGCTTCTTCTCTAAGGTATTCATTATTCATTTTAAATACCTCGTGATATATACGTCTGTCATTAAATAATGAACCAGTCATTACATCATTGTTTACACTAATAGCACGTGTGTAGTATTTAGGTGTCATCTGCCTATACATTTCATTTTCAATGAAGAGTTTATCTCTCCACTTAGGCATACCTCTTAACCAATAATCAAAGTATATGTCTACATAATCCCAAGGACAATGATCGTCACCGATACTATAATCGGCACCATACATGGTCTCCTTAGACTTAATATCATCTCTGATTAATTGTTTTAATTCTTCTATTGTACCACACTTTGGGATACTATGCAAACATATTGAATGTAAATGTGGTGTTAGATCACGGAAGAACATCTCATCTCCGTTGACACCATACATAACGATATCTGGATCTGCTTCTGCTACCTGTATCATTGTGGGTAGAATACTCGCCCACCTTGTTGTGGAATCAAAAAAGTACTTGTCCATGTACTCCTTTACTTTAGATACTTCGAATGTAATGACTGACACATCCTTGAACTTATCCCATTGCTTTTGTTTCCAGATTAATCCCTTCTCTCCTGCATCACAAGGTTCCATAGTATATCCATACTGCGGATCATCTTTGAAGTATTGTGATTGTAATGCTGAATCGATACCTTCACTCAGTGAAATAAATCGTTTTGGATACAAGGATTTGATCTTCTCTGCGTGTTGTTCCATACACTCATGAATATAATCAGCAAGTTCTTTCTCATCCCATTTGTCTTCTGCATATGCTTTCTTACAATCACCCATGTAGTCATATGGTGGTAAGAAGTTGTTAATGTGTCCAAACAGTGTATGTGATTCTTCCTGTCCAAACTCTCTCTGGAGCATATCATATACGAGTCCCTCTCGTGCAATATCATCTTCGTGACACGTCATAAAGGGTAACCAGTTAGATATCTCTGTGCCGTACTTCCTACCGATAAAGATCTTATGGTTATTGAAGTAATCAAGAAACAACTCAAATTCACCGTCTGGGGTCAACTTAACTGCAAAGAAATTACCATTCTCTTCGTGGAAACTTAATCGTTCACAAGCATCTACTATATCACCTTCAATAAGATAACCACAGTACAATACAATGTAACCATCACCTTGGTAGCATTTGACTTGATCATCTGCATACCAGAACCATTGACCATATTGATCGTAATCATGTTTAGTGAACTTATTTGCATCTTTACATATAAAATATTTCATCGTACTCTCATTGTTCCTTGTTTTGTATGTAAGTATACAGGCATGTTCTTACCTTCATATAGCAATACGTCATCTATAAGATCGTTTAATCGTTCTTGATTATTGTTGTATTGTATATCTGGTGGTAAGGTTTTATCCGTAGATATGATCGTCACCGAACCGTCATAGATATGTGACACGAATTTAAATCTATCCGGTCTAAACTCATCTTCTAAATCTACTTTTATGTAATGGCAGAAGAATTCGTCACAGATCCTTGGTTTATCTGCCTGTATACTACATCCAGTATCACATAGTTTATTACATGTCTGAAATGCTCCATAATCAACACCATACTTGTCTGCTTCATTATACCTATCAGCAAACTTCCAGTCACCAGTATAACCCATAACTTCACAGCATACGGTGCAGTCACCACAGTTTGATTCAGTTGGAACTATCATAATTTTAATAACTTGTCACCATTATAACATGACACTCCTATCTTGTCAATAGGTATATCCCACATTTCTTCAGCAGTATCCTTCATGAAGATTATATTTTTTATGTTCTCATCAATCCATGAGTCCGCATTAATGTTTCTGGATTTAGAGTTATTTATAGTAATCTGCAAGTATGTTCCAATTGAGATGTCTCTTCTTACATTGGTTACAAACCCTACATTTTCTGGTAGGTACTTCTCTGGGAGATCTGACTCTACATATAAACACTCGAACGACCTACAAGTATTAGGACGTTTTTCATATATGCTACATCGGTTATCAGAGTTCAACTGATTACACCTATCATATTCGTATGTTATATTGAGAGCAGATATGAGGTTTGGGTCTTCATAAACACCAGAGGTACCAACATCACTAAAGGATTTACAACACGAATGACAGTCACCACAACGGTCAATTTGTTGTTCGGTCATAAATTTCTCAGTGCTTCTACTACGATTGGATCTAAGTCGATTCCAGTAAGATCTGTGTTCTCTATTGCTCTGGTGAATAGTAGAAAGGGTTTTAATGCAGACCAGTGATGAGGATCAATCTTGAGTGCCAACATCTCTACCATGTTCTCAGCACCCCAACAATTCATAATAACAATTAGGTGATTTAGAATAAGTCTCTCACTCAGTTCACCCGAAGACTCATACTTATTCAACAGTCGCTTAACATACTTAAACCTCTTCAAGTCATTGAAGAATTCCTCACTGTCTATACAGGTAGGGTTATAGTAGTTCTGGGCAGACCAGAGTTGAAATGTTTTATAAGTAAGTTCCATCGATTATTTCCAATATTTGTGTCTTTGGTTTTAATGCCTTGAGTCCTTTTATCTTTCGGTTCAAGGGTTCCAACCAATCATAATTATATAGTCCTTCGGTAAGTGTGACTGAGTTCTCACTTGCAATCGCAATATACGTGGGTATACTTCTTTCTTTCCTACGTGCAATATTATACTTACCACTTTGATGTAGCAATTTCAATATCATGAATTGATATGTGTCCTCACCAATCATTAGACTATTATCATAGTCAATCTCTTTTGCAATTTCTTTAGAGAAGAATACCATTCTACACATGTACTCTTCTGCCTCACTAAAAGCAATCATATGGTGATTAAACTGTTCTCTGTGATGTGCCCAGTGCAATGCCTTTTCTCCATCTAGATTGTATGGTTCTTGCCTAAACACAATGTAAAGGTTTTCTGTGGTTTGCCACCCTACATGATTATCACCATTGGGGGATTTGTCCCATGGGTATGTGAGTTTATAGTGATCCTTCAGTGACTGTGGCATCTTACGAAGATCAGAAACACGGTCAAGGAATCCACCCCACTCTACATTTATTGGCAATGCCTTTATCTGGGGTTGTCGATACAATGCAACCATATCTGGTGCTTTACCAGATTCTGCCATGGCAGTGTATAACTTGTATCCATAATGAGTAAGTACATCATCACCGTCCACGGCAACCATGTAGTCTTCACCAGATTCAAGGAATAGTTTGATGACTGAGTTCTTACCCGTTGCAGGTGTGCCATCTGACTCTGTGATGTGGTGTTCATATCCACGTTCTTCGCACCATTTAGATGCAACCGCACCGTAGTCGGGATCCAGAGAATTGATCACAACCACGGTTTCTCTTTGCGGTATAACTTGTTCAATCCATCCTAACCTCTCGATATCACGAGAGGTGAGTATGTACACCTTCATAACAAATCCTTGTAAGTTATTCTACTATTTTTTTGATCTTACTTAATAGAGAAGACTTCTTCTCACGTCTATCTAATTCAACACCATGCTCACGACCAACTGCTTCTAATTCAACTTTAGTCATTGCATCGAGATCAAGTGATGGTTCTTCAACTACCACTTCTTCTACTACTGGTGCAGGTTTTGGAGCAGGTGCAGGTTTCGCAACCTTACCATTGAATGCATCAATGTCTGCTTGTACAAACTTACGTGATACAAACAACTCTCCACTGTTGGGATCTTCCCAACCTTTTAGGGTTGGCACTGCTTGTGCACACCAACCAGGCGCTTTAATTGCCATAATTATTCTCCGTCTAATGGTTTACCAGATAAAAGGGCACGAATAACTTCGAACTCATTCATCTCTTTTTTCAACTTAGGTTCTTTCGGGGGGAGAACTTTCTCCATATCCTCATGATCCATCTTGTCGATTTTATGTTTAGCAATGAATTCCTTAGACTTAGGGGATTCTTTACTGTCAATCTTTTCTGGTTCAGTACCTGCTTTCATCTTCTCAAGAAGATCTTCGAGGTCTTTAATGAACTCAGCAGATGCTTCACCGATCTTAGAAATCTCTGGAGTATCGTCACCGTCATCTTTATTAGGTAACTTCTTCTTCTTCTTAGGATCTACTTTAGGTTTATCTTCAGTCTCACCATCTGCTTCAACTGAATCTGCTTCCTTCTCATCCTTCTCTGCTTCGGTCTCACCTTCTTTTGCTTTGACCTTTTCGTTCTTAGCAGGTTTCTCTCCACCGTCTTTCTCGTTGTCGATTGCCTTGCGTCTCTTGTGCAGGAATTCGTCCGAAGAATCTACATCTCCATCATTATCGATGTCCTTGTCTTTACGATCCTTGAATTTCTTATCGTTTGCTTTGTCATCGACAGGGTCTAACTTAGACTCACCACGGTTACGTGCTCCCGCTGCTTGTGCTTTAGTCATACCTTCATCGAGGTCTGCTGTTTCGGAGACCATTGACAAATATGCCTCCATTGTTTTACTTAAATCAGTCATAATTGTGGTCTCCTTAAAACCAAAACATTTTGATGATAGCACCAATTATTGATGCCACACCTATAAATGTTACTTTATTTATAATACTCACTGTGTGAGCGTTGTCGTTTACTTTTGCTTCTATAACATCAAGTTTTAAACTAAACTTGTTCATACGTTCATACGCATTATGGTGTTGCTTTTCCATAGCAAGTATCTTTTCTTCCGTACGTGCCAAACTTACCATCGCATCTGATAGTTTGTCTATTTTTTCTTCGATCCGACTAAGTCGTTGATCTGATAAGTCTGCCATTGGGTTTTCTCGGTTATTGTTCTATTTATATTAATTGTCTACTTTAGCACTACCACGCCACTGATAACAACTCCAGTACCTTGCTTTGTGCTTTGGGCCTGGGTTTGCACAGTCGTGTCGTGCTCTGAAAGATGCCCTACGTTTTGGGTCATCTCGTTTAATTGACATCTTCGGATCTCCGAAACGTACGACTACAACGTTACCTTGGTCGTTCTTCACATATACCTTGAACTTCTTATTAGGGTTCTCGGACGTGCGAATAGGATCATTAAGTTTCACCTTCTTACCTTGGTATTCTGACTCAGTTATCACCAAGTCCTCAAATAGATCATTGCATTCGCAATGTGCATCTATCTCGTTGTAGTCGTTAAATTTTTTCATTCTTTTATAGTACCTTGTTCCATACTCGTTGAATTCTATTACGTTTCATCATGTGGGAGAACTTTCTCCAAATTCTATCAATCAATCTTTACTCCTGTATTACTTTTTCATTAATTTGAATGCTACGTTTGCCATGGCAGGGACAGTCATTTTATCCATCTTTGCCTTGTTGGTGTCGTTTATGGCATCATAGACTTTTACTACGGCAGATGCTGTAAACATATCTACCATTACACCGTTAATCTTCTTTGCTGATTTCTTTGCAACAATATCACGCATTTGATCTACGTAAGATTGCTTACCCTCAGTGATCTCTACAGACTCATCAAACATCCCAGAGTCCTTCATCATTCTGAGTGCATCTTTCTTTGCTTTCTCAGCATTGTTCTTGTTGATTCTCTCAACTGCTTTCTTGATCATCTTTAGACGTTTTGCTTTGTCCTTGGGATTCATTGCTTCGTCAACGACATCTTCGTTACGTTTACTTTTCTGGTATGCGTTGTACTCTTTACGTCTTTCAGCATCCTTCTTCTTCTCAGCAGGAGTCATTTGAGATACAGGTTTACGTGCTTCTTCGATCTCTTCCTTAGCAAACGTAGGGTCTATTTTATACCCGTCTTTTTTTAGTTGTGCGATTTTCTTTTTATCTTTCTTAGAGACTGTCGCTCTTTCGTATCCACCCTTTTCTCTTGTCAATCTGACATGAGTCTTCGGCCCCATCAATTTCTTTGATTTGGCAACCATCTTATCTTGTCCCCAAAACGAACCTTCTTCGATAAACTTGTCAACGTCAGTGCCTTCAAACATCTTTGCAAGACCTTTTGCATTGACGGTTTTGAATGAACCAAACTCATCGGTAACTCTAAATGACAACTTACTACCATCGAGTTTCATATCGACAGTATGTAATTTACCCTTCTTATCTCTAAGACCTTTTTTAATCTTAGGTGCTCTAATTTCATTAAACTTTTTCATGCAAGATCCTTATCGTGATTTAGGTTACCCTTTTTCTTCTTAACGATAAATGCGTTAACTCTTGCGTAACCCCATTGTTGAGGAGTGGTGCCAGGCCGATGTCCTGTTTTCCATGCGGCGACTCCACGGTTATAAACTTTTTTTAATGTGTCTACAGAGATACCAGATTTCTTAGACTTACCTGCAAGACCTTCTCCTTCTTTCTCGATGATATCGTAGTTGGAGTACCTGCCTTCTTCTAAGTATTTTTTAAAATTAATCATTCGGTTTCCCTGTTTTTTGTCCTTGTTCGTGCCAATCTTGCACGATCAAGAATACGATCATGTTTCTTCTTATCTGCTTCCTTTTCACGAGAGATTTTATCTTGTGCAGTGGCAACGGCATCTTCACCTAATAAAGAATGAAGTGCTCTATCGTCCATGCCATTATAAGTCTTAGCAATCTGTTGTGCATAGTAGTGTGTACCATGTCTCAACTTACCACCACCCTCTTTCTTCTTACGAGCAATAAGATCCTTTAAAGTCTTCAATGCGTGTTGATACTGCTTCTTATTAGTAGTCAACGACTTTAACTTGTCTAACATTCTACCTTCTGTAGTGATTGTTTTAGATGATGTCTTGAAGTTCTTCTTACGCATTATTGTTTTGTTAACAACTTCGAACTCGTCTTTGTTACGGTTGTAGTTAATAACTACGGGTAAATTAAGATCCATCTGCAAGTCTTTAATGACTGCTTCACTATCTGGATTCTGTCTAATGTTCTTTGCTTTGTTCTTGGCAATCTTCTTGAATACACGTTGCAGTTCTGCTACAGTAATAGCAGGTTTGTTACGGTCATCGTTCATACGATCCGCAAAGTGACGTGTGAATTCAATATCAACCTTGAACTTTGCAAGTAATCTATCCGCAAACTTCTCAAGATCATTTAACTGCTTTGGAGATACTTCCTCGTACATATCCTTGAACTGTTTGGTGTATTTAGACGGTTTGGTCTTGGCAGTTTTGTCGCCTGGTGCAGGTTTGTATGCAGATTCATCATCGTCTGCTTTCTTCCCATGCTTCTTGAAGTGTGCGTCTCTCTTTACCTTAGTAGACTTCTCTAATCCTTTGTGGTATCTGGCAGGTTGGGTTCCTTTTCGGTCTTTGATATCTGCGTCTTGTCGTTCAACGAGTTCGACTGACTCCAACCATTTGCGTAGTCGAGTGCCGTCCGCACGTTCAACGATAACGTAATTTGATCCGAGTACACTGACCGTAACCAATTCATCACTTTCTTTGATAATGACTTCATCACCGACCGCATATAGTTCTCCTTGAATATACTGTTCTCTTGTTTCTGAAACAACAGGTAATGCAATGTGATTCTTAAATTGAGTCTCTTCCTTGAGACCCATACCCTTGCGGACATCATTGAATAATTTCCTTGTATCCTTGTCCGAGTAATTACGTGGCACACCTTGAGTGAATGACTGGTAGTCATTGCTTTTGGCAAATGAACGTTGCTTAGATGCAGACATTCCTTCCACACCTTCAGCATCTGGATCTCTTTGACCTGCTGATATTACTTTGATTGATTTAAACTTGTAGAATCCGTGACGTGCTTTGACACCGTTGTACTTCTCAAGTAGAACAGTGAACTCACGTAGACGGTCATCACCAACAACCATACAGACCGAAGTATAACCTTGATCATATAGTTGAGCAGCGACATCAAACACATTCTTTATCTTGGGATCCATGATAACAGAACGTGCATGTTTCGGGTACATCTTACGGATGTGCTTAACCTTATCCTTATAGGATAACGGATCCTTTGCCCCAGTCTTCTGAGACATGTAAACTTTATAATCGTACTTACCAGACTTCTTAGCAAGGTTATCCATAACCTTACCGTGTCCAATAGTCGGGGGATTCATGCGTCCAAAAGTGAAATATACTTCACCCTTTTCTTCACGTAGATATTGTGAAAAGTTTTTTATACTCATTGTGATTTATTACCACCTTTCTTTCGGAGCATTTCTTTCTTACGGACTTGGGGTAATAATTTCTTAGACAACTTATCGATTACTGCTTTCTTTTTCTCTAGACGTTTTTCTAGGTCTTGTCTACGTGCCATAGACAAATCTGCTTTGGGGGTGTTCTTGATAAGTTTTTTGAGTACGACATTACGTGCCGCTTTTCGTGCACGTTTCTTGAGGGTATCCATGTTGGCAGTTTTTCGCATAGCACGTTTCCGTCCGATAGCAATCTTGGACTTCAACTTCTTCATTTGTCTGCCACGTGCAAGACGTTGAGTCATTGACAATGCCTCGTCTTGTACTTCTTCGTTATCGATCTTCTTACGTCTGGATGCTTTGGATGCGAGTTCTTCGTCACCCGTCCCTGTGTAATCGACCGTATCAAAATCTTTAAATCTAAGTGGTTTCTTTTCCACTGTTTACCCCTTTGGTTTGCCCCATTTAATATATGATTAGGATTTGTCCCAACCCTTTAGTATATCGGGTGAAAAGTTGTTGTATGAAAATTCCATACGATCAACGAGTTTCACCGCATCACCACCAAGTTTATCAATTGCCACATATCCTTCTTCGGATGTCACTTTAAAACCTTGTCGGGTCTTAACGAATGTGTCAATTTTCTTTAAACTGTTTAGTTTATTTATAAGTTTTAACTTTGCCAAAACTATTAATTTCTGCAATTCGAACATCTTTATTAAAGATGCTCGGTTTTGCGGACTAAAGAACTTTAAGATTTCGTCTCTTTTACCTTTTTGGGTGCTCTTGCCTTTCTCGGTTTTGCGGGAGTCGATTTCTTTTTGGTACTTGTCTTGGATCCAGTTGATGAGACCTTGGGCGTGCGCTTTCGAGTCGCCGGGGACTTGACCTTTGCGGACTTTGGTGTTTCCGTAGGTTTCGATAAGTCCTGCGAGGTCTTGGTCTCCTTCGAGAGTCCGAAGAGTTGATCCCGCAATCTGGTTAAATAGTTTACCAATTTTCGTAAGATATTCATTAATTTCTCCTGTTTCTTTTTCGGTCAATGTTGCGTCCACACTGCGGAGCATAGCATCCTGCGACCATACGTTCTTTGAACGTGTTAGTTGTTTAACATTGACACCATAGGATGCTTTCATAGTTTCAAATGTTTTACCAGTATATGTAGTATGCCACACTATGCCGATTTTTGCAGAGGTTAATTCCTTTGCTTGTTCGACAGGAACAGCATATACAATGGTATTAGGGTGAAACGTAATATACTTCTTACCTTCAATTGTTTTTTTAGATAAGTCACCCTTCCCGAACAAAAAGTCACCTTGAATAACACCCTTGATTCCCAGAGAGGGAAGGTATTTCAATGCGTCTTTAAGTTTTGCATTAAGATCTCCTTTGGTATCGTCATCGATATCAGCAGGGGTCTTATATACTTTTGCGTTCTTGTTGAAGATACCTTTCTTAGCAACAAAGAACTTTCCGTCTGTGGGATCAGTACCGCAAAATATTGCAGGTGCCCCATCCCATTTCGTGGATAGTTTAGGTTTCCCTTTACCACCCAGTACATCACGCAACTCACGCAGTGCGTTGATTGCTTGACGTGTTCCGTTAACACCCCCATAGATGACCTTATCTTCGATATGGGTCATGTGAGTGTTCTTATTTTCTGTTATGTATTCAGCAAATTTCATTTTCGCACCATGTTGAACATAGTTCCACTGCTACTTGTGTCAGTTGAAATCTTATATGCTCTGCCTAAATTTTTTGTTAGAAGTCTCTTGTACACTTTCTCTCTTCCCTGTAATACTTTCTTATTACCCTTTTCTTTACCTGCCGCTGCACTCATGTACTTGGGTTTTTCTTTTCGAACAAATTGATTGATAACATTAAAGACGGTTGCCAAGATACGCAATGCATCACCTTCACCTGTCATTGATTGTTTACCATTACGTTGGAAGTTAATCTCCCAATCGAGTTCATCATAGTCATCAATATGCTCATCACCTTTGATGTCTATGTTGAGTGAACCACCATCATCAAGTTTAACGGTAGAACGATACTCCTGCTTTCCACTTTTCTTTAACACAGCAGAATACGGGTTATTTAGAGATTCTATTAATTCGTTGAATGTCTTCATATTAGTTCGGATTCGGTTTGTAGTCACACATAATATGAGATGGATATAGTCCACCTTGCTTATTACGTATATTGAATTTGAAGATGTATAGGGGGGTGATTACTTCGATGTCGATACGTTTAGCATCGCCTGGTTTTGGATACAAGATCTCAATACTTTTGATTGTAGATGACTTTTTCATACGTCCTGCTGTCATCTCATAGAACTCTACTTTCTTACCTTTACGGTGTACCATCCAGTAACCATATCCAATACCTGTAAGTAGTAGACGTTGAAGTGCTTTCTTGTTTGCATTACGAGGACGTACTCGGAGTTTCTCTCCACGGGGGTTTTTCTTCTTTGGATCATACTTGTTGAAGATATCAATGATTCGATCTTCTTCGATACCAAACATATCCAGTAGTTTCTTACCGTCTTTGTTTGTAATCTTCCCTGCTTTGAACTCATCTCCTGTGAGAATAGTACGTACACCCGCATTAAAGAATGTTACAGTACCACCAAACTTTGCAGATAGATAGAACTTACCCTTGTCGGTAATAACGGTTACATCTGTCACCTTATCACCAATCTTCAGATCACGTCCACCAATAACTGCTTTGGCATCACCAAACACTAACGGACGTTTGGTATTGGCAGTACCGTCCAGTTTGATGATAATGTTCTTGGCATCTTTCAAGAATTCGTTGTGCATCTTCTTGATCATGTTGGGGAACTTAAAGTTGGGTGAGTCTATACCTTCTGCTCTATACATATCGAGATCATTAACGATCTGGTGTTCGAACTCAAACCCTTTAGATTTATTTCCACCACCACCACGAGAACCATTTCCTGCTGTGAGTTTGAAACCATACTTGGAACTAAGTGCAGGTAGATCTAAATCAATTGCAATTGCTCTTACAATCTTTAGACCTTTCTCACTGGATTTTGGGGATAGTGCTATAGGATCCTTGCCACCGATCTCTTTATACAAATCTTTCAATTTTGCTTTTTGTGCATCGTCAAGATGCTTAATCTTATCGATTGCATCTACAGATGTAGGAATAATGTCATATGCCATTTGTATAAACCTAAGTTAATATTTAAAATATAACACTATTTATACAAAAAGTGAAGTAGAATTTTCCTCTTCGTATTGTTTAATAGTGTCTCGTAATGGACGCACCCAGTTGTCACGGTGCTCAACAAACACTTGAGGATCCGCATTATCAACTGATATGATGGTAACCAATTGAGTAATCGGTTGACCAGTACGTTCTTCCCACATGATTGCGTAGGCAGACTCTTGCATGAAGTAGTTCTTGATCCAATCAAGTTTCTTTGGTTTCATGGAAGTCTTAAAGTCAATGATAGAACGTTTGCCATCAAAGTCTGCCACACAGTCAACACGACCTGCGACACCAAGATGGTTAGAGTACAATGGTGCTTCTTGAGCATACACATTACCGATACGATCATCCAGAATGTTCTGGACTGCCAGAAACGATTGAATGATATCGGGAGTGTACCCGTCTTTGAAGTTTGGATCATTGTCGATGTACTTCTCGATGATCTCGTGAACACGAGTACCACGTCCAGATGCACGGGTAGAGATTTGATTAGCAACCTCTTCACCGACACGTTTCCTCCATTTAGCAATGGAATCCCGTGATAGGATAGACAGTACAGTAGTGATTGAAGGTAGGTTCACACCTTCGGGTGTCATGTACTTCCGACCAGTGTCGGTAGTAACAGCATTCATTTCCTGTAACTCTACAGGTATGTGATTAAACATAATATAAGTTAGACTCCATGCGTCATGTGTTCATAGGCATCGGGACACGTATCCAACGGTTCACCGCACCCACAGGTTTCTTCTTCTTCTCTCGTTGGAGCACCAACGATTGCTCTGATTTGCTCCTCTGTGTATTTTTCCATAATTTATTTCCTCACTTTATACAACCATTATACTTGTTTTGATATCAAATGTCAAGCGTTTATTTAATTAATTGGTAATTATTATGAACTACGTACACCAAAGTTCCATTCATAACAGTGATATATTCAGCACTTGCAAAGTGATGTATGCTACCAGCGACAATTGCTTTTAGAAGTATCAGTTCCTCAAGACGTGGTCTGTCTGGTAGTAATGGGTTTACTTCTTTACAGTTCGGACATGATTTTAATGCTCGATGTGTTGTCCACACATCTAATGCATTAAGTGTCCAGAATAGATTCAACTGGCAACGACTAGGTTTGTTGTACGTATTATCTAAGTCTAGCAGTTTTACGGGTTCTACATATACAGGTGGTTGTTCTGGTATGGTTAAATCTAGATCCTGTATAGCATGTGCGGTATTCGATAACAATAATAATGCAAGTATACGTAACATCATCATGATGATAGTAGTGAGATTAAGTTTCTTACGATAAAGAATAGTCCCACACCATTTATCATGATGAGTGCCCTATCCTTCCACATGATTGATACGATCAACCATCCTATTAAACCTGCAAGACTCAACGTGAGATCCCATAACATCATTCCTTCGATACCACGGACTGACATTGCACTCAGTACAAGGATTGATGCTACCCACTTCACATACCAATCGGCAGTGTATTTAGGGGTAGCAGACTTAAAAATCCTTTTCGAGTTTGCTATTTCTTCTTTTGTAAAACCAGTTTGAGTTCCCATTAGTGCGTTAACCAAAATATATCAAAAATTATAAAACCTACAAGACTTGTGTAGATACCGAACAAGGCATATTGCACCCTGCACATAGTTCGATCCATTCTCTCAAAACACTTCTCAATACGTTCGAAGGTTTCTTGTATTTCTTTTTCTTTTTTTGTCATTCTTTTTCCTGCTTAATAGAATTAAATAAGTCCCATGCTGACCAGACTGCAAATACAATCGGGGCAACACCGAACGTTGCTATAATCATAATACCTAATATCGCATTATCCATTTCTTAGTTTCTCCATTCTCAATCTTGATGCATTCCATTGTTCGAATGCCATCGGTTTCTTTGCTTCACCACATGCTAACTTGTGCTTCTTGAATTGTGCTTTGAGCAACTTCTTCTCGGCAGTACCCATAAAGGTACCAACTAATTCTAATACACATTGTCTGAAGGATCTACCGTGGTGCATATGACCAAGGCAGTGGGCAAGTTCGTGTAACAGTATGTATTTATGCATTCCAGTAATGGGACACAAAGTAACAGTGCTACCGTTAGTATAACCAGACATAGTCTTACTGGTGCGTTTCATTGCGACAATATTCGGAGTCGCATTGAAGATCCTACTGACATCGTCATCGACAGATTTCTGCCACAACTTAGACCACTTCTTGGTTTTGTAAATCTTCTTGGCACATTTCTGTGCATCTTCGATTCGATCAAAACTAACCTTCAGACCTTCGGTGTAGAGTTGACTCATAAACTGGTTCTCAGCATTATAAGTCTTTTGCCTCTCGGAGTCACGAAGGGTGAGACCACCCTTATTCTGTTTCTCACGATGCTTAACTAAGTACTGATTGTACTTGTATTCGGGGGATCCCCACACAGGCATCTCGAATGCCAACTCTGGATAACCTCTCATAGTGCTATCCATGCATACTTAGGTTCACGACAGAATTGTCCTATCTCATCGAACCCCAACAGGCAGAACCCGTCCAAAGGGTCAGTACCGTCTTCGTACTCAACTAACTCGAATCCCGCACGGAATTGACGAACAGTGTTAATATCTAAAATCTTCTCAACAGTCATAATTTAATCTCTCTTCTCATTCTCAATACAAGTATTATACTACAGATCGAACACTGTGTCAAGCGATTATTTCAAAATAGGGTAAACTTTATCACCGTAGTGGTTGTTGAAATCGATGTCGATCTCTTGAGCAGACTTCTTGTCGAGAACAACTCGTTCCCAGTTATCATCGCACATAAAGTTCTCTTTGTTACCGAAACGGTCTTCGACTGGGTTGTAGTAGTAGATGAAGGTGTCTTGGGTTAGGTTTAAAGAAACAGTTGGATTCATCGTAAATGTACCTCATGGTTAGGGTTATGCCAGAACTCTGACACGTCTGCATAGAGAACGACACACTGGTCGTGCTGATAGTACTTACGCAGGTTTAGAACAAAGTTAGATAGGGTAGAACACCACTCTTGGGTGATGTCATTCCCATAGTTCCACCGATCATAGGCAGACTTGATGTAGGACATGGGTAACGGGGTTGGTAACAGGGGGGTCAACTTCTTCATCACTTACTCTCTCATCTCAATAGGGTACTATTATCTCATAATTAAAACAAGAAGTCAACACTTTTTTAGACCAATTTGTTATATAAACGCACACTTTTATGCACGTTCGTTATTTCCAAGTTCCCTGTTGTTTGCGTTTGAAGTGTGGTCGGCAGTCTGCTCTAACATACCAATCACTAAGGTTTAATTCATCAATGAATTCTTGTGGTATTACCTTGTCTGCCACAATCATCCCCAAAATCTTATCTTCACTCCTGTGACGGAATGTGTGTGCCTGTCTATATTCACCGTCTATGATATCAAGACCGCAAGGTATTGCGACATTATACTTCTCATGTAAATGGAATGGGTATACTGCATCAACATCTTCTTTCTGTATGACAACAATCTTCTCTATGTCTTGAGGGAACGCATCACCTAATATATCTGGATTGCCACGCATAGCATCTAAGTATTCATCCCCAGTTACGTAGAATGGTAGACTGTTAGTTTGTTCTGGTCTGACATTATTCTCTATGAAAATAAATTCATTGTCTTTAATCAGACCTGTTATCTGACCAACGAAAGATGACTTATCGTCATACTTAACAATCCAGTCAAGTATTTTCTTGGCATTGTCTAATGAGATCTTGGCATGTTCTTCGGATAGGGCATCAAACTCTACTAACTTAGTCCAGTGAATAAACTTACCCATTTGCTTACATGCATCTTCACCCTTTACCTCTTGATGATGTAAGATAGAGTACTTACCTTTTGCTACACAATAAGCAACATTTACCTCAAGATCCGATTCCATAAACTCTTCAATGAAGACTGGTTCGGGTGGGGGTGGGTATATTATATTTTCTGCCGTGACTATACTTGCTGTAGACATGCTATGACCCACATGTTTAGGTTTCATTACATATGGTACAGTCGGGTGTTCGTGTATAAAATCATAGTGATCTGTCCATGGTGGACACGTAACTCCAATGTCTTCCACTTGTAGTCTAACAAAAAACTTATCTAATTCGACTCTACATCCTTTTCCATAAAGTCCTAAGAATTCAATGTCTCGATCAATTTGCTGTAACCTACCATTGCATCCTGCAAGTGACGGGTTAGCATGTAGAAAGATATCAACCTCTTCCTCTATACAATAGTCATAGATTTCCTTTTCACGGTTTGTAATACGTATAGTCTCTATACCCAGACTCTTATAGTACTGTTCGGGGTAACCTGCATTGTCCATAAGAACAGTTACCCTATACCCAGACTCGACTAAGGATATTGCATTGTGGAAGTTTGATAGACCGTAGTCATTAATAAATACGTGCTTTTTACTCATGTTAATGTATGACTCAAATTAGGGTTAATAGTCTGAAACTTTACAGGACTTGGATACAGGTACTGAAGATTCATTATATGACTATTTATAATAAAATCAGATTGTTCTAAACCAATCTCTGCACTTTTCAATAACTTTTTAGCACCAGACACTGTCAACATGTATGCAGAAGTTCCAGGCGTCATTAGTGAACCATAGTAAAGAGACTCTTTGTAGTATCTCAATGGGTAGTCATAAGGAAAGTCTTGTACACCCAGTTTATGGTGATGTTTTTGATGCCATGCTCTAAGGTGTGGTTTGTTTAATGCAGATGGTGGAAAGAATGCACCGTCCATGTTTAGAAAACAAGAGTCTATCACTCCAGTATGATTGGGTTGACCCATAGTTACTACAACATCATGCTCCATGAATATTGCAGGTTGATTTTTCTCAATGACAAAACGTGCCAGTCTAAGGTTATTAAACAGGCATGATTTCTTAGTTAGGTATTTGTTTCGTTCGACTTCTTTTGAATTGAGTCGGAAGGATTCTAATCTCCCACCCCTCAGATCGGGGAATGGGAACTCATCATGATCAATGGTCTTTGCGGTTACACCTTCAACTAATGAATAGTTCCAGTTATGATGTTCCAGACTTTCAACAGTCTTTGCCACTGCTGTCTCAGATGCTTCGTTTCCTTTGACGTAGATAACACAAGTAAGCATCAATAACCCCCAGATTTAAACCATCCCTTCCCTTTAAATTGTACACCACCAGTATTGGGAACGATGATTTTTTTCAATGATGGTTTCTTGCACTTCGGACATTCCACTAAAGGATCGTCCGACATACTTTGTCGGACTTCCAATGGTGCGTCACACTCTTTGCAGACATAGTTATAGGTTGGCATTTTGTTTCCGTAGATGTTCCATATATTGCTCAAACACTCTCCAAAGATTACCCATCCTCAGTTCATGAAATTCCTTTAAACCTAAGATAGCATTCTGGAATTGATCTTCGTCCATTTCCTCAACACCGTGATAGAGGACATCCAAGTCCTCTGCGGTTTGCCACGCACCCATGATCTTTTCTTCGAGATCATAGGTGGTGTTTTCTTGGGATCTAAACTTCATTACGCAACCTCGGCAAATTCAATTGCTTTCGATACCGCAACTGCTTTCCTGTTGGCATTAGCACCAAACCAAGAAGAAGTCATTCTGGAATCTGCTTCCCTACCCATGACGTGATCCGTCAAGTAAGTCACAGAGTTAAGCGCTTGCCACCAAGATCCCTGTGCAAAGTTTGCGCCAGGTTGTGACTGTAACACGTCAAATGCTTTTTGACCGTTAGTAGTCAGATCATCATAGGCACTGACAATAACTTCGTCTTTACCTTTGTATGTTCTTGGGAACACTTCGTTGTAGTACTGGATCAATGACTGAGCATCAAACCTTTTCTTAGACAAGAACTTAGCAACTTCTTTGTATTGCTCGAACTTCTCGTGGGCAATACCCATAGTCTCTTTGACGATCTGTGGATCAAATGCTTTTCTGTGGTTAACTTTCATACCGTTAACAGCAGAACCTTTGATTGCCATTGCCAGAGTATTCATGCAAGTAACTCTGATAGGTGTAAACCTAACATCGATTGACTTACCATACTCGTGTGGGTTAGAGAAGAGCAAGTAGGAATCTACTTGGTCACCCTTGACCACATCAAAAGACTCTTTGATCTTGGCAAGTGCCCAGACCATTTTGCCACCTTTCAGTGAACCTGCGGATTCCATATCCATACCACCTTCAAGGCAGTACTCGTTAAAGAATTCGAACGCAGTCTCGTTCTGACAGGGTTCCCAGTTCTTACCAACTTGGGTTAAGATCTTGTTATCCGAAGATCTGACAAGTGCTTCCAACCCAGTAGGGATCTTCTCACCTTGATAGTCGGCATAGGTTTTCACCTTATCGACTGACCAGTTCAGATCTGCTTTCTCCATAATCTGCTGTGGAGATAGATCGTTTGAGACCTGCGTACCGATGTCACCCCAAGGGGATTGACCTGCATATGCCATTGTCTCGATTTGTAATATATCATTCATACTCATAATTTAGTTCCTCACTTTTTCAAATTTATATGACCATTATACTTGTTTTCAATACAAATGTCAAGCGTTTTCTTAAATTAATTTCAATAAAATGTTGATTGCGTTCTGAACCAGTGCGGCGTTCTCGATACTATTGTTGTTCTCGATCAACTCACCAGTCAACTTCATGTCTTCGAGGATCTCAACTGCTTCTTCATCTGACAGGTTACCTGCCTTATGTTCGGTTTCAAGTTCCTGTAGGATCTCACCATATTTCTTTAGGGTCTCATCTTCGTGACCTAATAGTTCTGCTATACTCATTCTCCGTACCTCTTCATTACTGCTTGTGCGGTATCAGATACCTGTAGTGTTAAGTTCTTCTTCTTTAACTTACAGTATCCAACACTCATATTATCCCTAACAATCATTCCAGTTAAGGTATGATCGATAGCACCCAAGGATACAAATACATCCTCAGATCCCTTTATATCCGTATACAGTCGCATCCATTCAACAGACTCTTGAATCTCTTTGATACCTGCTTGTTGTGATGCATCTGTTCGGCAATCCAGTGCACGTACATCCTGTAGAACGTCAATCATTCCTTTGGACTCGTTTGGATCGTAGTTGCTTGGCATGGTGAAATTGGTACAACTTGATATGCCGATTACCATTGCGATTAATATTGTTAATTGTTTCATAGTAGTGTCCTCATAGTTAACACCTCTATTTAGCATTCTGATTGGTGCCCCCGCATGGAATCGAACCACGAGTTGTCCGTTCGTAGCGGACTGTTTTATCCGTTAAACTACGGAGGCAAGTTTTAGTTGGTGAATGGCAAACTATGTGGGAAGGCATCTACAAACAATTTGCCTTCTTTCTTGTATGCTTCCTTTTCCCAAGGTTGGTTCTCATACTTGTAACCTTCGGACTTTCTACCTCTCCATGCGAATCCACCATCGCAATAGAGTTCTCCACGTAGGAACTGCTTGGCATGAACCATTTCGTGGGCAAGGGTTTTCATCATTTCGAGATAACCCAGTTTTCTTCCATCGATGGGGCATGTCTTTGCCAGAGTGATTTCGGCATAATCCTTATCACCCTCACAGAGACCGTATGCCCCATCCACTTTAGTAACTACCTTTATATCTATATACTTCTTTCTAAACTTCTGGATGCCTAACTGTTGCATCAACTGGTAGACGAAGAGTTGAGTGACTTGCTTATTCTTGAGTTGACCTTGAATAACAAATGGTGTCATATTACTTGCTCTCTGGAAAAACGTATTCGGGTTTCATTTCGAGAAGAATGTCTCTGACAATCTCCCTATCCAGACTATCACCGTCAAACGGCATCTCTGGTCTGTTCTGCAACCTAATACCAGTCGCAATAATAATGTCTTTCTCGGTAGCACCGAAATCATAGATTCCACCTTTACCGTAAAACTGCATTACATAGTTCACAAATTCATTCACGTTATTCATATTTAACCTCTCATTAATCATCATTACGTAGTAATTATACTCGATTTCATTACAAGTGTCAAGCGTTTTAGCAAATTAATTTCACTTTTTTATATACCGTTTAGTTATATGCTTATAACTTTTTCGTATATAGAACGAAAATTATTTACCAATGTTCTCGACTTGATCTCTGGGGATCACTTGATACGCACCTTTATTATATGCAGGTGCAACCGTGTATTGAGATGATATCTCTTGACGTTCCTTGGTACTCAAATGGATACCAGTAGAACCAGAACCACCACCATCGTGAGACGGGTAATTCGGAGTCTCTCTACGGTATGTTTGGGTGGGTTCCATGGGTTTGAATTCTACCTTGCGGGTAGTCTTCTTCCATGCGTTGTACTTCTTCTTACGTCCAGACGGATAATGTGTCATTGATCCGTGAATCATACAGACTCAATATAGTTATAACCAGACGATACATCAGCAAGTTCACCATACCAATCAATGATCATCTTTGCAGACTCAATATGGTCTTGGATGTATGCAATCTCTTGTACTGGATCACAATCGAATATAGAGAGGATCTGATCATCACGACCTGCTTCAATCATATCGAGATTCTCTTCCATATCCTTTATAAACAAACGCAGTTGTCTACAGATTATTTCGTCCACTTGATCTGGGTAAAGACTTATCATAACATCATCTAAAGACATAGGTTGTGCTCCTGCATGGACTTTTCTATTAGTGGTGTCATAGATCTAACACCGATCTTGTTAAACTTTCTCTTAGACTTGGTGAATGACATAGGGGTGCCCAACATAATGAACTTGCCAGTGTCTACAGGGAAATACCCTACCAACTTCTTGCTGTACTTATTCAGTACATATGTATGGCACGGGACTTTGAATTCACACGTACCCCAATCGGTAGTGGTCTCTTCAATGATCTCTACTTCCATCTTAGATGGTTTCTTAGTTACTGCATCCCACTCAGCAGGTGTTGCGTCATTCAATCGCATTATGCTACCTCACATTCTGTATATTTTTCGAACCACTCTTTCAAGTCCGCATGTAGGACTTGGTGTCCAGTGACCATCTCATAAGTACACTTATGATCTGATTCCACACCATCAATGATCTTCCAAGATCTTTGTTGCTTGACGATCTCTTTCTTCATGTACCCCATGGTACCATTCTCAACGATCTTGTATCCCACGAACTCGTTCTCACCAACATGTTGGAGATACGTTGGAGTCTCCCATGACTCAATGTGGTTTGACACATCGAACTCACAGTCATCTATCAACTGTGCATCAAGAACATACTCTTCTTGATACTCATCCGCACTGGATACAGCATCTTCACACTGCTCCATGAAGCACTTGGACTGTGCCTGTGCCATAGACACATCAACGATGTATGTTTCACCACCCTTGAACTTCCAGTACTGCGGACACTCACCAGTGCCATCCCAATCATGGGCACCATAGTTTTCTTTGAATTGGGTTTGCATTACATATTTCATTAGCATTTTCCTCCATAACCTAATGCTCTCATTGCACCGACAGGATGTTCTGTCTCAGACAATTCGAGGTATTCTTCAATCGTCACATTCTTAACAAGGAAGTTGACCCATGCTTTCCATGGTTTGTAACCATACTTGAACCTTGCGATAAACTCTGGTTTTGGTAAACCATGCCAAGATGGGTGACAGTTAGGTCTTGCGACCTCCATGTTCACACTCTTAGTGTGCTTACCTCTGTACATCAAGTACATACCGTCCCAAGTAAACTGGTCTTTTTCAAATTTCGTCATAATCATTCCTCTCTCATTAATCACTTTATACAACCATTATACTTGTTTTCATAACAAATGTCAAGCGTTTTTAGCAATTATTTTTCAAGTTTATTACCGTAGTAATCATGAGTACCTGCTCTCATGTTTTTCTTTCGAAGAGTTGATTCTTCCGCTGCGTAGATGGATCCCATCACACACATAAAAGAGGCACCAAGTACCAGTATAGATTGAAGTAAAAATATTAAAATATCCATTAGATTCTCCTAAACGTATTGAACGTTCTTCTTTAACTTCCACTTTTCGACTACGGCATTTCCGTACTCATCTTCATCAACTGCAATATATGCTACAGTCTTCTTGACATTGGCATAACGATACTGTTGACCGATACCACCAACCCATACTAAATGAGGAAAGTCTTTACAGAATTCATAATTGTCGGGATTCTCACTGTAGTGGAAGTAGTTCCCACAGTCCTTCTCGACAAACTCACCTAAAACGACTTCAACACTCATTGGGGCAAGACTCATAAAACAGTTACTCTTTCATCAAAATAGGGTACTATTATCTCATAATATAAACAAGTTGTCAAGTACTTTTAAGACTATTTTGTTATAAGGGTAGTTTTATTTATAACTATTTGGTGGTAGCACGGTATACACCGTCCCAATCTTTTGATAGTCCTGCTTCCTTCATTTCATTACAACGGTCTATCCATTTGGTATAGAAGTCCGTCATAGTACCCAGAAAACAGGGTTTGAGATCTTCGCAGAATCTAATTGCGTGATCGAATTGTTGATTGTAATATAGACCCATCATCTTCTCATGTTGTTGGGTTTCATTAGCATATGCGGAATTGTCGTTCCACCACTCATGTGTTCCCAACACGGTATAGATCTTTACGGGTTCAGTCTTTCCTTTGACTGCTATAGTATCCAGTTCGAGTAATGCAAATTCATCCTCTAATTCTTTTGCTGTCTCGTATCCTAATATAGTCTTCACACCATACTCCTTAGTTTGTCCTTCAAGTCTCGCTGCCAGATTAACAGCATCTCCTAACACAGAGTAATCAAACCTCTGATCACTTCCCATGTTTCCTACAACAACAGATCCACTGTTGATTCCTACACCAATGTTAATTGGCAATAACCCTTCTTCCTCTAACTCGGCGTTGAGTATATCAAGTCTATCATACATTTGCTCACTTGTCAAGACCGCAAGTCGTTCTTGTTGCTCTACGTCTAAAGGAGCATTCCAGAAACACATGATACAGTCACCCATATACTTGTCGATGGTTCCTTGATTATCCATGATGATCTCAGTCATGGGTGATAAGAACCTATTCACCAACTCAGTCAATCCTTGGGGGTTAGTCTTATACTGTTCGCT